CTGCATTCAGCCCTGATGGAGAGGGAGCCGCCCACGCTCGTCAGAACAGGCAGGCTGCATTCAGCCGTGATGTCGAGGTATCCACCCACGCTCGTCAGAGTTCTCGCGTACTCCAAATTATCCTTCGTTACGACTAAATTTCCGTTGTGCTCGCTCATATTCCTTCGCTCCTTATTCCGTCTGCCCACGTCACCGCCACGGCGAGTGCTTGCATCGCGTGACCCTTCACGTAGTACAGTGGACCCGGTTTACTCTTGGTTCCTATCGCCAAAGCTCGACCAGGGCCGAAACGATCCAGAATCACCGCTCTCACGGCACTGTCACGTCCCGGCCCTGTCGATCCTCCGCCCCCCAGCAGATGACGCACAACATCCTTGCGAAACAGCCTGCGACCGTTCTCTGATGCCGCCTCGGCGAACCGACCCGACCACCAACACGTCTCGAACGTCTCACTACCAACCCTGGCCCCGTAGCACGACAGCCACTCAACCACAACCACTCCCTCGTACTGCTGAACGTGCTCGTGGATATAGCTCGGTATCAGGTAATTTTCGATCCCGTCAAACGCTACTCGCACCGCCTTGCCGACATCGTCATACACCACAAGGCCGCTTGTTTTCGTTCCAGGGTCGATCGCCATGATGAAGCTCACTTCGCACCCTCCCAGGAACGCCATTCCCTATTCAGGCCGTCCAGCAGTCGAGAATTCACTTTGATTCCATTCATCCCAAGGAAGCGAGTCCAGAATTCTTTCGGTGCCCCGTTTAACTGGTCCCTGTTTCGGTCGATCGCTCGCTTCATCGGCAACCAATCTGACAGGGCCGTAGCCCTACAGCCTCGGCAGTTCGCCCTGGTCTTAAAGTCAGTGCTAAGCCAGTAGGCGCAGACCTCGCTGGCGATCTCTTTCAAATGCCTGCTCTTGGTCATCACGCCAGTCGCCATTCGCACCTTGACGATCACGTCTTTCAGAGACGCATTGATCGCCCACAGACGCTTGTCGTTGATCCGTAAAAACTCGCTGACCTTGAATCGTTCTTCGGGTTCTAGTGGTTTGAACCTTCTTTTCTTCTTCTCTTCCACGAAACAACCTCCTCGCAGAGATCACCTCAGAACCGCTGAGGTGCCGGACTTCACACGGAGTGGATCAGCCGTGCGTTGTTTCGTTCAGCAGGGCCGAATCGTCGTCTCCCAGGACTTTTCCAGTGGAACGCGGCTCTGGCATTCGTCGTGTCATCACCGTCTCAATGTCTTTGTTGACGCAGCAACGCTTGTACTTTTTTCCGCTCCCGCATTTGCAGGGCGCGTTCAATCCGAGGTTAATCGTTCCCGAAGACCGATCCATCGGCTTACATCCATCGAGACGAGCGAAACGTATCACTCGACCCTGCGGCCCCTTATTCTTCGGAGGATTAGGCTTGTGCTTGCGGATCGAATCGACCACCAACCGGCCCGCTGTTCGTTCCATGAATCGCTGATAATTCTTGTCCACGTTTCAAATCTCCCTGTGAATAAAAACCGGCTGTCAGCTCCGCTGACTTCGGCCTCATGCCAATGGGGAACCTCATGCTCCCAGCCGGACTTCGCCCCCGTTATACTTGGGCATTGGGTCGATCAGGAATTGCACCCGATGTGACGGTCTAGGTGGATTTACAGTCTTCGGTCCCGTCAGTCGAAAACTCTCGTACCACGTTCTTAGTGCGTGTCCCTTTCACGCCGCCGACCCTGATCCTGCCGTTGTCTCGGTGGCAGGCCCGACACAAGTCCCTGTCGATCGGTAGACCACAAACGATCGACCAGGGCTGACATCGTTTCTATTTGCTTCTCATTGGACCGCTCCTTAATCGGGTGCCATCCGCGATCTTGCACGCACCGCCAGAACTGCGTCCCAACTGGACGCCTCCCATCCAAACCTGAGAGGACTTGTGGATTCGTTTTCGATGGTTCACGGATATGTTTTTATGCGGCCCCGAATCCGAGGGAGTGTTCTGCGTTCACACCAGACGTTCTTCCTATGTTTTCGACTTAATCCATTCCCGATACGACATTCCCTGCAACTTCGTGTCTGCTGCGACCGCCGTCAGAACGTAAGCACCCTGAGACCGGATCATCTCGTCCAGGGCCGCAGCCGTGCTCGGTGCCATCTCTCCGAACGCCGCTTGAGGCAACGTCAGGAGTCGATTCTCCTTCAGGCACAGTGGCACGATCACCTTCCATCGCTCCCCGTCCGACAGCTCGTCGAAATACTCATGGTCCGAACGATCCGACTCGATCACCAATCGGGTTTCGCCGTCGTCGTTGACCAGAACTTCCAGAGGGCAATTAGGTATCTTCGCAATCGAGTCTCCCAGGACACTCATCACCTTCTTGGCACAATTTCTCAGGGACTCAGCCTTCTTTGTCAGCGTCTTCGCGATCTCTTCGTGCTCCGAGGCTTTCGCCTTCGCTGCGACAGCCACGCGGACGGTTCGCCCTGTGTCAATCGCCGCACTCGCTGCCTCAGCTCGAATAGCCGCTTGAGTAACCTCTTCCGGGGACCGTTCCGGCGGGACGGCACTCGCAATCGCCTCTTCCAGATGTGCTCGCTGCTCGACCGCCTTGCGAGCCGATTCAATCTGCTGAGCCGCTGACTCCCTCGTCGTCTTGAGCGTTGTCCGAGCGTCTTGCAAATCTTTTTCTCTGTTAGCCCACAACCCTCTCGCTGCCGCCAACTGCTGCTCCAGGGACTTGATTTCCGCTTCCGCCCACGTCAGTTGGGTAGACTTTGCATCGACCGCAGTTTCAGCATCGGCGATATCCTGCTCCGCTGCCGCAGTGATCCCCACCAGATCGACAACCGGCATCGCCTCCAGGGAACGCTGCGACGCTTCGAGGTTCGCTTTCGCGGTCTCCGTCGCCTTCACCTCACCGAGCAATCGCTGATGATCAACGACAGCCTTCGTGTACTCCGCTGACAGGGCCGCTTCGTCGCACGGCTGAGTCAGATCGACCCCCTCGTACAATTTCCGCTGGAACGCGACACAAGACTCCTGAGCCTCGGCGTCTTTCTCGACTGCTGCTGCCCCGGCATCCACCGCCCGCTTGACCCTGGATGCCAGTTCGACAATGTCGTCGGTGATCGCCACCTTCGGACCTACAAGCTGATTCCACTCCGCTTCAGGGACGATCTCCTTGAAGTCGTCAACGCCGCCCTTCAGCCCTGACAGTCGGCAGAGCGTCGCGATACGTGTCTTGTCCCGGATCGCCGGTGTTGCAAACTTCGGCCAGTGCAGGGACGTCAGGTCCAGATCACCAAGACCCTGGACGGTCAGCTCCCCTTCCTCGCGGGTCGTGCGGCTAATCTTCAGGGTCTTTCCGCAGACCGTCGCCTCGCCGTTCTTACTGCCGTCACGCTTGGTCGGCTTCAGGGAAGTTTCGCCCTGAGTCGCCAACTCAACCGTCCTCAGGGTCGTACTCTTTCCGCTACCCTGCGGTCCCACCAACAGGTGCAACCCTGGCTCCGCTATCTCGTACCGAAACTCTTCGATCGGCCCCAGGTTCTTCACTTCAATCTCAGGCATCGCCATACTCCTCATCTGCTGACACAGGACGACCCGCGTTATAGGTCGCCTGAGCCACATACCAGGGCTTCGGCTCCAGTAGCGTCAACTGAGACGCCTCTTGACGGTCTGGCCAAGCCTCTTCGGGACTCATTCCCCGTTTCTGTCGATTCAAACACTCCGCGAGGTCTCGCAATGACGCCTCGACGTTCCGTTGACCAACCCGCATCCACGTTGGACTCAGAGGCCACAGATACGCCCAGCCCTGCTTATTCACCACAAGATGCAGGAACTTGACCTGATGGCCCTGGTACTCAGGGACCGACAGCAAACCTCTCGTGTAAAACGCCGCCGAGAAGTCGTATCCGTATGACCAAATTTGCTCGTTGAATTTGTTGCGATCCACAGCCATCGACGACTTCAGATCGACGATAACTCCACTGTCCGTCAGCCAGTCCAGTCGAGCCTTGCACTCGATCACCTGACCGTCGATCACCTCGTCCCACACAACTGTCTGCTCAGACATTCCGCCAGACTTCAGCAGGTTCTTACACAGGGTGTTTTTCATCACCGCCGACCACATCGTGAGAAGCTCCTTCTCTTCTCGCGGCTTAATCAACTGCTTCGGGTAAACCTCATCCTTTAGGTCTTTGTAGGCGTTCGTGTTTGTTCGCAGGTCCGTGACATGCCAGCTCTTCTTGTCTTCGAGGATCAACTCATGCAGCAGGGTTCCCAGCACCAAGCTCCGCTTTTTTTCTGCTGCCGCCTCTCGCTCTTCCTCTGTGACACCCATCTCGCCAGGGTTTATCACTTCCCTGTAGTAAGCTCTCGGACCCTGCGGAGTGTTCGTGAACAGCTTCAGGGTCGTAGACCTGACTCGCGTCTTTTCCGCCTCGTATTCCTCACGGCTCCAATCCAGAAATCGACCACTCATTGAGCACCTCCGATGATCCTCGATTGATGCTTCAGCTTGACCCTGCGGATCGCTTCGTTGATCTCGTCCATCAGGTCTCGGTACTCTTCCGGAAGACAGTCAAGGGCCACTCTCGAAGAGAGGACTGACTTGATGTCACACATCGACCGATACGAGTATCCGCCCTGGTTTCTCGCGCAAACCTCAAGACGAACTACAGTTTGTCCTTCGCTGTGTCTTGGAATCGGCAGTCCGCTGATATCTGACACCAAGACGTCACACTCCTTCGCGACCCACTCAGCTTTCCTTACTGTCGCCATCTTGGTCTCCCTGAATATTGAGCCACACTTCTTTGCGATGGACCGCAACCCCTCGCGGTGCCTCGACCCCCAATCTCACCTTCCCGTTCCTGACCTCGATCACCGTGACCTCAACGTCGTCGCCGATCATCAGGGACTCATCCTTGATCCTCGTCAGTACCAGCATCTTTCGGACTCCTTCCTGCGTTCATTCCCTGAGTCATCAGCCGCTCAAGGTCAGCCTTAATGATTCGTCGATGCCCCCTCGCGGTGCGGAACGATCGAACTTTGCCGTCGTCAGCCATTCGGGTAATCGTCCTCGGCGAGACTCTCAGCATTTCCGCCGCAACCGATGGCGGAACACCCTCAAGAGCCTCGTCTTCCGGAAACGTGGTGAGCTTCGCGACGTCCTTCGAGGAGTAACGCATCTGGCCGCCTATCTTGACCCCGCGAATCACGCCGCTCTGGCTCAGATTGATCAGGGTCCAACGGCTCACGCCGATCACTCGGCAAACCTCTTTGGCTCTCATCAGGGCTGGACCATCGACCGACATCATCGTTTCCCCGGAACACTTAACTGCGTGGCTCTCACGGGGACGATTTGTATTCGATCTTTTCCTTCTGTCGATACGACTGTATTCGTTTTTGTGTGTATGCGGTTACACATCCACTCTCATCAACACAGAACCACACAGAACCACACAGAACCATCTTTTGGTCAATTTCAGAAAGATTTTTGGAGTCCGTCTTTCAACAAAAAAAGGGCGCGTTCCGTTGGCGTTGGAACGCAGCCCTTTATGAAACATTTCGTGAAACATTCACCTGAAACAGTCGATATCTCAGTCTCTCAGCACCATCTTTCACATCACTTTTCACACTATTTCTACATTTCGTCGGCCTCCGAAGCCGAAGGTTGTAGGTTCGATCCCTATCGAGGATAATAAGTTGCGTCTAGCGACTATGTGAAACATGCCTGATTTTGTTTCATAACTGCTTGGCAATCTCGACATTTTCGTCCCAAAACGAGTCCAAAACGGATGACGCATTGTTGCCAATGTAGTATGTTCTCGTCGTCTCGCTCGATGAGTGCCGCATTAGCGCCCCTAGCTGCATCTCATTGATTCGGCGAGATGCCCACCGTAACCCGAAAGACCGTCGCAGATCATGAGCACTGGCATACTTCACCGTTCCATCGGGACGGCGATCCACAACCACGCCAGACAATTTCCCGATCCGGAATATAAGCTTCGACAACTGGTCGGTATTCAGGACGCAATCAACACGTGTCGAGAGAACCTGGAACACAGGGCCGGTTCGATTTTCCGCCGGGACGGAGCTGATCAACGCCCAGAACTCCGGAGCCATCGGAAACACCCTGGCCTGACCGGCCTTATCCATATCGTCAGGCATCACGAAGACCGGGTTCTTATACGTCGTCCAGTCCACATGGAACGCTTCCCGGTCATCCCAGCTCAGGGTGCATTCGCTGATCCGCAGTCCGCTCAGCCACAGACCGCACAGCAGACGCTTGCACGCCTTCGCCCTCTCTGGATGCTGTGTGTAGATTTGATCCGTCGCCTTCAGCATCAACTTGAACTCCGCTTCGGTCAGGGGCCGACCCTTGCTCTTCTTACGCAACCGAGGCATGTCGAAATCCACGGCGCTGCTCGTGAACCCAGCCTTGTTCGACCATCGCAGCAATCGCTTCGTCGCTCGCAGCAACTTGTGCTGCGTCGCCTTCCCCATCTCGTGCCGAAGAAACACGTCTCGCAGGGCTGCCAGCTTGTCCGGTCGGATAGCTTTGACGTCTTTGATATTCGCCTCCGCCAGCAGATTGAAGACCTGCCGGTAGATGCACTGCGTGCTCGGCCTCATCTCACTCATCACCTGACGCTCGAACATCGACAGCATGGGCTTCAGGGGCGTCTCCGGGAGTTCCCTTGGCTCATTGCTCGTCTCGGTTCCATGCAGTCTCACAAACTCTTCTGCGGCTTCGTCGATGTTGCTCGCCAGGGGCAGACGCTTCACCTTCCGTTTGCCGTCCTTCCCCGTGAAACTGGCGACCCAACAACCCCTGGTCTGGTAGTAATAGACACTACTGCTTTTCTTCTTCATGGCTCAGCTCCCTATTTCCCTGGTTTGCGAGTTCGTTTCTTGGCACGACTCGGCAGAGGTTCTTTTGACTCGAAGACAGCCTTGATGTCGGCGACCCGGAACACCTCGCGGTGTGTTCCACTATTCACAGGGGTCAAGCCGTGCGTCTTCTTCATTCCCAACAGCGTTCGACGATCCATCCCGAACCACGCATTCAGGGCGTCGGCTGTGGTGTACTCGCGGAATGCCTCCGCTGTGGCCTCAATCAATCGTTCCCTGCGTAATCGAGCGATCTCTGCTCGCAGGGCCAGTAACTCCGTGTTTTCGTCCTCAAACGACCCGTCATGGTTCGTCTTCATGTGTGCTCTTTCCTTCGTCCGTGGGGTAGAATTTGGCTCGACAATCGAGCCACTCAGGGGAGAAATCAATCAGGCTCTCAACCCTGGCGGGAGGCGGACGCGGCAGCATGGCAATCATTAGAGTGCGCCTTTCGCATTACAGTGCGGGGGGCCAAGCGTGGCTTCGTGTTGGACGCACGGAGCGACGGCTCTGATGATTGCCATGTTGCCGTTTGATATGTAAGGTTTCAAGCGTGCGACGTGTTGAATTTTTGACAAATCAACAAAAAGAGAGGTAATTACATCATGGTCCCTTTTCCTAACTTACCAAATGACTCTTATCTTGACGCTGACGGAATCCGCAAACATGCCGGGGAAGTCCTCGCTGGCGTGACTATCTCGGAATCCCTCTCAGAGACTCAGTCCGAAGAGCTGACCGACGCTATCGAGCGATGCCCGCTACTGGTCGCTGGCAGGGACGAACGCTACTTCGCAGGGTTCAACGACGCGATCCAATTCGCCCTGGCTATCGTCGAGCGTTTCACCGGGGCGTAACGATGTGGAAATCAATCGCGATCGCGCTGTGTTCCGCCGGGACAGGGTTCGGAGCGGGATGGTTCGCACACACTCCTGAGCCACCTGAAGACAGGTTTGAGATTGTGCAAATAGGGAGCAATCGCGGGTCATCCATGAAGATCAACAAACGCACCGGAGAAACGTGGTATCTCGACGGCCAGAAATTAGAGTGGAAGCGTGCGTACTGACCGCTCTCTGCGCGCAACATGCCCCATGCGTACAAGACCCTCCCTAGGCGGGTATCCTCTCCCCCATTCTTCACCACCCCGAATGCTCCGGCCCTGTCCCCTGCGCGCAAGTAGCGACATCAGCGAGTCAAGTAGTAGCAGTCATTCGGTAACGGAGCCAGAACGTGCGGAGCCGGACCACACAGCCGAGATTGAACAGGGTCAGTCTCGACTGGCCACGGCGATTATTGACGCTGCCTACCTACGGCGTACCGTCCCCAAACAGCCCACGGAACCACCCCGCTCGACCGTCCAGCGTCTCATACCCTGCGCCTCAGCGTTTTAATCGAACGTCTCAGGGCCGACGCTCACGCCTATTGGGAGTCTGCACTCCCAAGTCCAGTGTCGAGAATCGAACTCGACTCACCCCTCCAGGGACCAGAGTCTGTTACACCGTCCCGCCGGAACGCGGTATATCTACTCGCTCGGCCCGATGACCCTCTGCCATTTGGCTGATTCGTAATAGTTCACACTGGGCCCATCAGTGCACGCTAATCCCGCGCCTGGAATAGCAAAAAGCTTGATGCAATCCGGTTCGTCGTCTTTTGTCATCAGCATCCACCACCAACCCGGCCCGTCCGGCGCGTCGAGCCACTCCTCTGTAACCGGCCTCTCCCTCTCCGCAATCTCGGCCTCGGCGGCCATCACGGCTTGCCTGCACTCCGCTGTCGCCTGAGATTCCTCCCATGCTTCATCGTCCCCGACAGTGTTTTCATTGATCAGCGCTATCGCGGCATTTAGCAACCGCTCATTCACTGGTTGATTCACGTTGCACCTCCCAGAATTCGCAGCAGTTCGAGCACGTCGCCGCGTTTTTTCAATTTCTTGAAGTTGTTGTGAAATGCAATCCACTCTCCATATTCTTCAACTGGACGTTCCCAGAACCCGTAAGACCCGTCGTTGCTGTAGACGAGAAGAACGTCGCCGTCTGGCCATATTTCCCTGTCGTCGAACACCAGAAGAGCAAGCTGAGAATCCTCAGACGCCGGAAGGAAAGTGGCCTTGAACCCCACCGACTGCAACCACTCCTCTGTAACCGGCCTCTCCCTCTCCGCAATCTCGGCCTCGGCGGCGGTGATTGAATTCGATAGCTCATCTTGGACATCGAAATCAGCAGAACGCGACAAACTGCGGTACCTCTTCGCCGCGTTCAGCAGCCGCTCATTCACCGGCTGCGACTGCTGCTCACAGAATGCGTCTGCGAGAATAAGACAATCAGCAGCGTGCATCCCTTCAGCGATAAGCAAGTGTTCAAATTCCGCAAACACACCATCCGGTCGCTTATAAATCGTCGTCAGCAATTCACCTATTGTCGCCTTGAGATGACGCTTCCTTGCCGCTTCAATTTCCCGCATCGCCGCCATTACACACCGCCTTTCTTTCGTGTTCGGTAAAGCTCGTAAATTGCTGACGCAACTCCAGAGCCGTGTGACGTCATTTTTCCAATGATTGACCAACAGCACGTAGAGCCACCGCGACTGACGACATACTCTGCGTAGTCACAGATTGACCTCATTATTTCAGGGAGATTAGTTAGCGTGTCGCGGAACGACTCCTTGTCTCCGTGAAGGTCACTCAGGACTTTTTCGAGTAATTCAGGGTCGCATCCATTCGATTGCTGCTTCTCCATCTCCGCGACTTTCGCCCGCAACCGCTCGAATTCTGCATGGTACTCAGGCCCGCAGAACTCGACGCCCTCATGGATCGCGACGGGGAGCGGTTGCAGGTCGCAGTCGTCGTCCTCGCGACACTCTCCATCCAATGTGTACGTGTCTCCATAGTTATCAATAACCGGAAACCCTGGTCGCTTCCCCGTCGCACAGACAATCTCAACTTCTTTTCCGCAACTCAAAAACTTCTGGCCAACCTCGATCGGCAGTTTGATCTCGCTCACAGGGTCTCTCCTTTCAGGGTCCAAATCCCGTCGCTCTCTTGGAATAGGTCCGAGTGCTTCTTCAGGCAACGTCGCACGACATCACGCTTGATGTTCAGCTTGATTGCGAGTTCTCCCGCACTCCATCCTCGCTGGCGAGCAATTCCTTGATCCGCAGGGCCAGTACGCTCCGTTTTCCCTTTGGGATTATCGCGTACTTGCTGATTCTTCTTTTCAGCATCCGTTCGGTAATCCCCAGCAAGCTCGCGGTACGGGCCTTGTGGTAGTGGCATTCTGACAGGGCTTGCGAGATGCGATCTCGCTCCACTTCGGCCAGAGTTCGTGTCTTTGTCGGTGGGCTTTCCTTCACGTTCGCACCTCGCTCGCATTCGTTTCAGAATAGAGGAATGAATCTGACTCACCCGTGACTCCGACAGACCCAGGCGAGCACCAATCACGCTCATTGTCAGGGACGACACGTAGTACAGTTGGATGATTTGCCTCTCGTCACCAGAGAGACCCTTCATCAACTCTTCCATGACCTCGGTCGTTCTTATTGAACGCTCTTGCGCTGCGAATGATCCGTCCGTCAGATCGTCCTTAAGCTCGGTGTCGTCTACTCCGTCATCGAATCGCTTCGTGTACTCCAGGGAATAAACCCTGGCAGGGATCACCTCTCCGCTCTTTTCTCGGCGTCGCTCCAGGCGTGGAACCCAATCCCACTCGCGAATTCCGTCCAGAATCGCACCGAACAAGCGAGTTTGAGCGATCGACGTGAACGCGACTTTCCTAGCAGGGTCGAACCGCTGGACCATGTCGATCAACGACACGGCGGCATTTTCCTCCAGGTCGTCGAGTGCCGTTCCGACATCCACGACCAATTTCTTCTTGGCTCGATAGGCGATCTCCCTGGCAAACGGCCAGTAGTGTTCCACGAGCCGATTCCGATTTACCTCAGAGCGATCCGAGAAGTACGCCGCCCACAAGGGCTTCGCCTGCTCGTTCAACAGTGCATACTTTGTCATTCTTGCGCCCTCCATCAAGGGACTATTTACAGGGATGGCCCACAAGTCAAACTCCACTAGTTCACTGTGTCCAAGTTGTCCAAATTTCGACAGTTATTACAGAGGCGTCAGCATGGAAACTCCCACGAATCTCAAGAAGCGGCTCAACACTGAGGGTCGCTGGGCCGAGGCTTCATTAGCCTTCAACGAGATATTCGCCGAGAAGAAACAGACCATGCGTGCCGCAGTAGCCCGGCAGGCAACGTGGATCGAGCTAGGCATCCGTTTCCCGCCGCTGCTCGGCCCTGTCGGAGAACGCAAGGCTGCTCAATTCGCCGCTCGTAAACAGAAGGAGGAAAGACTGATTGCCACCCTCCCTGGTCGTGCCCCATTTCCTCCGGAACGCCCTTCCTTCCCTGCCGCAGAAACCGACTTCGAGATGCCGACTGATGACGAACCTGCTGACGACGCCTCCGCATCACTGCCAACGGGCCTCCCTGTCGGTGACTCGAACTTCGACCGGGACTTCGAGTGGGCCTACAACAACCTTGGTGCGGAGCTGGAACCATCCGCCGCACCATCTGGAGCCGCTTGGCTGCTCCGTGAAATCGGTCGCTCCCCGAAGGGCCGGGACAAATTCGTCGCAATGGCGCAGAAAACCCTATCCAAGAAGAACGACACCGAGAACGAGAAGAAGAACCGCGAAGATCGCTCTCGGCAATTCGCCCTACTCGATTCGATCAAACGCAGCTTCGCAGGGCTGGAAGAACCTCGGCAGCGCAAACCTAAAGCGACTCAATCCGCCGTCGCAGAGTCTTGTACCCCTTGAGCGGCCTATTGAAATCCAGAGTCCCGTCGTCTCGTCGTTCGTACTTCCGCACCGTGCTCGGCGGCGTCCGACCAGGGTGCCGCCGGACATAGTCGGCCTGCTGCTCTCGCAGGGTCATTTCATCCAAGTCCCGGAGCATCTCTTGCTTCTGAGACGGGCTGATCGACCCCGGAAACTTCGGGAGACGATCCAACGCATCGAAGAACCCATCGCTCGCTGCGTTTCCGTGCTTCTCCTTGTATGCCTCACGGAACGATCGAACCATGTCCTCGCGTGTCTTAAATCGCTTCCTAAGCTGATCCCTGGCCGATTCCACCGTGACATCGCCACCCTTCGCTGCATCGACGGCATCCTGAGCTTTACGCAGGGCGTTTTCGGCGTCCCTGCGGGCTTGTGGCGTTCGAGCATCTCGCAACGCCTTCTTCGCCTGATCGACCCCGACTCGAAGGAACTCCGGCGTCGTGTAGCCCTTCATGACACCGCTCGTCGCCTTCGTCCTGTCTTCGTAAGACATCGCTCCGGCGGCTTTCAGGGCGATACTCTTCAGGGAGTCTTGTTCGCTGCCACCGTAGGTATTCAGTCCCGCACCGAAGAACGCCGCCGTTGCTGCCACGAGACCCTGCGGATAACCAAGCTCCTGAACCGCCTCGACCATGTCCGCATACGCCATCGGGCTGTTTTCCGTGGCGATGTTCTGGAGTCCTTCCGTCGTCGTTGGATCGTATTCGCTCAGCTCCCTCGGTCGTTCCCCGATGACATCCTCTTTGAAGATGAACCGATTTAGCAGGGATGACATCGTCGGGTGCAAGCGAGACCTCACGAAGTTCAGAATGAGCTTCGCCTCGTCCGTCCCACCGAACGTCGATCCCAACGACGACACAACCCCGTCCTGAGCCTTCTCGTGCGACAGCAACCTCGTCAGCAACACGAGTATCTGCGACTCGCCGCCGAGCATGTCGATCCGAGTCCCCTTCGACTTCAGCTTCCCGAAGTCCGACGACCGTGTGTCGAGTTCCTGCGTGACCTCTTCGTCGTCATCACCGAGTGCCGCCAGGGCAAATCGCATCATCTGTGATAGCAAATACAACCCCGCCGCCGATTGAATGTACTCACGTCCGATCGCCAAGCGAGTCTTAGCGGTCCCTGACCACAACGGACGACCGACAGCCAGCTCGATGCGGCTCATCGTGAACAGGGACGAATAGACCACCTTGTTGAGAACCTTCGCGACACCCGGATCGACGTTGCCGTGCCCTGTGAACACACCCGCCGCATTCGCCAACACCTTGACTTCCGCAGGCGATACTTTCCCCGGAACAGCCCCGATCGTGGACAACATGGAGTCCATCATGTCGGCCCTGGCGAGATTCAGGAACGCCTCTCCCGACGCCCCGAATCGCTTGACAATACTGCCGAGGACCGGAATCCGCTTGGCCCACTCGCCAATCATGATCTCCTCTTGCGCCGTCCTCTGATTCAGCTTCGTCGCAAACGGTATGTCCTTGTAGAACCCTGCTTTTGCATTGGGGCGATCCAGAATCGACTGATTGATCTTGGACAGGGCTTCATTCGCGTTCCGCTGGAAAAGCACCGACACCGACTGTGCGATAGCGTTCGCCGCTCGCATCCAGTGACCCGACACGTACATCATGCCCTGCCGTCCGAACGGCGACATTTCGCCCGTCGAAACGATGTCCCTCCGGAAATCCCAGGCGTTACCGGCGAAGTCCTTGAACTTCTCCGCCGTCGTCCGGTTAGCGATCCGCCATCGCTCCTGCTCGTTGGCAAACGCCTCTTTCGCCTTTTCGATCTCGTATTGCAGGGACGCAGCCTTGTCGGTCAGCTTGCGTGGCTCCTTCGGTGGCTTGGGTCCGAAATCGCCCTGACTCATCCGCTCCTGCCAGAACCGCAACCGAGCGGCCAGGGATCGTTCATACGCCGCCATCTGACGCTGCTCTTGCTCGCCAGACATCACCCGCAGCTCATTCCGTCGAGCGACCAGTTCGTCCCTGCGAGCCATCTTCAGGGCAATGGCAGGGTTCGATATCGGGAGCTTCGGCTGCTTCGGGGGCGGATACAGAATTCCCTTCGGGATATCGTCTTCCAACTGAGCGATCTGGCGGTCCAGGGCACGTTCCAACGCTGCCGCTCGCTGCTCGTCGGACAGTTCCTTCTTGCCGAAGATTTCGTCGTATTTCTTCTTCCATTCGTCTCGTTCTTTCCGAAGATCGTCCAACTGAGAGTCAGTCCGCTGAGCGGTCTTCGAGTGAACGATCGGCTCCCTCTTCCTGACCGCTTCTGAAAGATCGTCGATACGGTTACGCATCGCGATCTTCGCTGAATCCAACGCAGACTTCAGTTGAGTCTTCTCGTCAGCCTCCGTCTCTTCGATTTTCGCATTCTTCCTCGCCTCCGCTTTGATGCGTCGCAGCTTGCGTTGCTCTTCGCTGCTGGGACGTGACTCTTGGATCGCATTCGGTCGCTGGTTGTTCCGCCAGGACTTGATGTCTTCGAGGATTTGTAGTTGCGCCCTGTGCTCGGCCCTGATCTCTTCCTCGGACAGTCTTCGAGTCGGTTCATCCTTCCCGGACAGGATTCGACCCGTCTGCTCCAGGGTCAGTTCGGGCATCGCCTCGTGCAACAACTCATGCACCCCGGCGACCGCCTTGCCCCGATCCTCGGCACTCTTACCGAGTCCGTCACGTTCGATCACAAACTGGTGCAGACGCTTGGCGACAGTGCCGATCGACGATGGATTCTCAGGGTCGATTTGATCCCTGATATCACCGACACCGTTCTCGGCGATATGCTGATCCCACACCTTCTTGAAGTCACCCCGCATCGACTCCGCTTCATCACCAACTCGCTTGGTGAACCGCTTCATCGCATCGACGAACGAGAACACGCCCAGCTCGGTATAACCACGAGCGATCTCGGTCAGGGCCAGGGTTAAATCGCCCGCTGCCGTCTCGATTGAGTAGACCTTCCCTTTCATCGCACCGAGCATCTTGAAGCCGTTCTCGATGCGTTTGCGAGCTTTCTCGATGCCCGTCTTCACAACATCCGTAACCGTCTTCGTCTTCTTCTCTGTCTCCACCTCGGCCACTGCTGCGTCGTGAACCTTCTCGATGGCCAGGGCTTGTTCCGCCGCCTCCCGTGCGGCATCGGACTTCTCGGCCCTGTCAACCGCCTCTATCACCTTCGCTTCCATCTCCGCCCAACGGTCGAGGTCGGCCTGAGACGGTTCCGCATTGGCGTGTTCGGCCCTGTAGTTCATGATCATCCGAGCGACCGAGTAGTCCCGTTGGATCGCCGCCTTGCGGTGCGCCAACGCTCGACCGGCTGCTGTGCCGCCAGGGTCGAGTATTCCCAACAAGATCGCTTCTTCCGCCGCTCTGGCCCTGGACTCGTTCTGGAACGCGACCACCTGAGCGGCGTTCCCGTCCGCCGACGCTTCTGCCAATCTCCGCTGGCTCTCTTCGTAGGCGTTGATGACTTCCGTCTGGCGTCGTGATATCAGGGCGTCTTCGTAGTCGGTCAGGATGCGAGGTATCTCGACGAGGTCCGCAATCAAGCCGTCGATTTCTCCCTTGTCTGCTGCGTTCGCCCGCTCAGCTAAACGCTTCCATTTGTGCTCAGTGTGATCTCCCGCCAGGGTCCGATGCGGCAAGTCCATTGCTTCCCTGGTCGCATCAGAGTCGGCGTGCTTCGTCGCCAGTGGGTCAGGGATCGAGCCTTCTGGTGTTGCTCCATTTCCGGGTTCTTCCGGATTCTTCGGCGGCTCCTCGAAGAGCGTCGGCTGATCCGGCCCATAGTCGTTTCCGGGTTCCTCCGGTTCCGTGTCCCGCCGGGACGCTCCCTCGTCAAACTCTGTGCTGGGGTCCAAACGCTTATCGACCGCCGCCATCTTTGCCCAGGTCGTCTTCATCAGGGGCCGGTACTGCTCGACCATATCCCCCATCGCCTCCGCCAACATCGACGAATACTCTGCGAACGTCAGTGCCCCGGCCTTAATCGCCTTGACGGTGACGTTCACGAACGCCGTTATCTGCTCAGGGCTGAACGACCCAAAGTTCGGCGATGTTGCACCGCCCGATAGTTTTGCCAGCTTATCGACAGCCTCGCTGAACTCTTGCCGAGCCGCTTCCGCCTTGTCGGCGATCGTGTCCTTCGGGGCTGCGGCCCTGGCTTGCTCGATTTTTTGCTTCAGAGACTCCAGGGTCTCGTTCTTATCGCTGTGGTCTTGTCCAATCGGCATGATGATCCCGGCTAATTCTCCATCCTTGTAGAGAGTCAATGCCGCTTCCGCACCCCACATCGGCGTCTTCTTAACGACACTCGGACGACCCCTGAACTCAAACCCATTCTTTGAGAGGTAGTTGTAGTAACCCTCGTCAACGTCGATCGTGTACTCGCCGTCCGTCAGGACCGCCTTACCGATCATAAACAGGGTTGTGTTCTTCCCCTTGCTCTTCGGCTTGTCCGACAGCTTCTCGTGCCCCACCAGTGTCAACGGCACCGCACCCTTGGATGCCGCCTCGAACATCTCTCCGACGTTCTGAACCCTGCCTGAGTATCTCGCCATAACTCCGACCGTCTCGGCCCTGGTCTTCAGGGTCTTCGGCAACGCATCGCTGAGAATCACCCATCTCGCATTGCTGATCGCGGGCTTATCTCCCACCTTGGAGTTGATATAGCCCTCCTTACTGAGCATATCCGCGACGTTCGTTCGGTTCGGGACTGTGTCCGACCACGCCTTGCGAAACTCTTCGAGGTCCGCCGCTTCCTTGATCCCGTTCGCTGTCTTTGCAGCCGCCGCCTTGTCCTTGTTCTCCTGCGTCGCTTGCTGAACGACCCTTTCGTTCGTCCCTGCGTTGTACTTGTTGAGTTGCTCCCTGTAGTGCTTCTTGCGATACGAGTCCAGATGCGGCAGGGCTTCAATCGCCTTGCTCGCTCCCTCGTGCGACTTCGTGGCTTCCAGGGATCGAACCTCCCCGGAAATCATCTCCGACAGCGACCGTGATCCAGGGAAGTCCATAATGTAGAGCGATGCGCTCCGAGCGGCTTTCTTGGCGTCTTCGCCGGTCAAACTCTGGCCCTTCGCTTCCTTCAGGGCCATCTCGTTGATCTGTTCACGCAACCGCTTCTGCTCGCCTCGCGAGCTGTCCGTATTCACGTCGGAGAGAATCTTGTGCCGAGCGGCAATCGCGTTCGCTTCGTCCTTACCCGTGGACGTCGAGCCTTCCGACTTGACCTGCGATTGCGTCGCCACGTCTTCGAGCCACATCAGCCGCTTCTTTTCTCGCAGACCGTCGTAGTCGTTGTCCGCTTTGTGCTTCGATATTTTCTCCCGGAGCTTGTCGAGCCGCTTGCTCAGGGACTCCTTCAACTTCGTTCCGTACCCTGCCTTCTGGTACTTCTTATCGAGGTCTTCGTACTCGTCGTCCATCTTCTGGATAGACTCATCCAGGGTCTTAACACGAGCCTCGATCTCCAATCGCTCCGGAGACCCAGGAACAGGGGTCGTCCGTTGATACGACGTCGGTTCTGTCCCTGCGGCAGAAGGCTCCGCAACAGTGATGTTTCGCTTGGCGTCCTTTTTGCCAGTTGGGTCTTCTGCGACCGCTACTCGATGCCCAGCGTTGATCAGCTTTCTAAGGTATCCTTCTAGTGAATAATACGGGAACCCGGCAGTAACTATGGCGTTCTTGTTATCCGGCCCTGCTCCACTCACCGTCAAACTTAGCCCCAGCACTTTCGAGGCAACTTTCGCATCATCACCCAGCAGCTTGTATCCATCCTCGTGACGAATCACGACAATCGACCCCGGATACTGCTGCTTAACCTCTTCGAGCTTCGTTTGCCAGGGTTCTTTCTTTGGTCCTTGAGCGACCTCTGCCTTCGCAGGGATCGGACCCTGCTTGTCCGCCAGATACGCCTTCACCCCTTCAAGCGACTCATTGGCCGATGGGCTGAACTTAGCCCGCTTGGTCAACATGCTGATGATCTCGTCGGGAGACATCGTCTTCAGGGACTCATCAATCGACTTCCGCAGGTTTTCGCTGATGCCAGTGGCGGGAGCATTTTCCGGCGGGACACTCTCCGGGACCGGAGCCGCTTCGGCGGTCTGACCCTGAGCCTTCTTTTGAAGATCGGGGTACTCCGCGAGAACCTTAGCTGGAACAGGAAACCCCAACTTAACGGCTCGCTCAACATCCATGCGATGTTCCTCGACGCCGTTTCCGTATTGCCCATCTTCTTCTGCCTGTGTCAACATCCACGAAGGCTTCACAACCACAGGCTTCCCCGCTGCCGCCGCTTCCTCGTTCTTAGCAAACCACTCTCCCTCGGCTTGGTTTCGCACCTGATCGCGTCCATTGTGCCACTTACCGGACGAGGTCTTGTACGACCTACCTTCAGACTCCGTCATATTGTCGAGGCGATGCTCAACCCAATCCTCACGAGTCATCTGCCAGGGTTCGAGCTTCGGAGCTTCAGCGGTCTGTCCCTGCGCCGGAGGCACATCTGGATTTGTGGGAGCGGGTGAGTCCTGACCCTGAGTCATCGCCTCGTACTGTGTCTTCGTAAGCGACTTTCTCCTGCGACCGTCAGGCGACGCCATGAAGTAGACCGGCTTCGTAACAGGGTTCTTTAGCTGCTCCGTCAGTTCCCGGAGTCTCTTCGTTTCCGGGTGGTTCTCGTTTCCGATCGGTGCCGTGTTCGCCAGTTGCTTACGCTCAGATTCGAGCTTCTTTTGCGCAGGGACGTCTTCAACCTCGGCGGTCCCTGGAGTCCACCCCTCGGAGACCAGAGGTGCGAATTGCTCACGTGCCGCCGCCATGTCCTTTGTTCGCTTTGTGTTCCTGGCTTTTTCAATCCCCGTCAATGGGGCAGGGTCCGAACCCTGTTCCGGCGGGACAGTAGCCACCCCGGCATCGGGACGAGCGGGAGCTGTGGCGAACCTCTCGTTGAACATTGATCGACCCATTGCTTTGAGTCTGTCAGCCGCCAGAGAGATCGCCTCTGCCGGACTGGTCTTCTTGCCAACAATATCCATTGACTCGGCGAACTTAGCACCCGTCCCTGCGTGCCACACAGCGTAGCCTTGCTTTGTCGCTTTCGCCTTTGAGCCTCTCGGACTGGTCAGCACGAAGACCTGATCTTCAAACCCTGGAAACGCTACCCCTTTACCGTTCACAACCACCCCGCCAGATTCAATCGGGATCGACGCTTCGATGACTGTCGGCGATGATACTTGCGGAGGATTTGATCGCCGCCCGAATGGATTCTGAGTCACATCCTTTCGCCCCTGTTCCGGCGGGACAGAAGCCACCCCGGCATCGGGACGAGCGGGAGCAGGAGAAGACTCCGGCAACGTCGGTTCCGATTCTGAACGAGGTGGCTCTGTGCCCGGAGAAGTAGCCGGTGAGCTACCCGTCTCACCGGCTGGCCCTGTCGGTAGCGAAGCGGCGGGGCTTGGTTCAGGGTTGTTCGGATGAAACTCCATCGCTGAGTCCAACTGCCGCCGCCAGTCTTTCGAGTCTACTCGAACTTGATCAACAGAGTTGTTGTCAATCCACCGTTCGGTCGCCTCGTTTGGAGCGTGGTCGGATACTCGGACATGCTGACCGTTCGGCATCTGGTAGTAGCGGCTTCCGGAGTCCGATTGATTCTTCAGCACGCCGCCACGTTTCGCCATTTCATTGTGAACTGATTCAAACGCTATGTCTTCGGGATGAACCTCTTCCTTGTATGACGGAGGCGGGGGTTTTTTGACGCCACTGGCAACTGCTGCTGCTACGGCTGAGACCGCTTCATCGGGATCAATACCAGCATCAGGTGCATTCTTGCGGACACGCTCTGTATCCCATCCGTTGTTGATGGCGATTCTCGCGAACCCTTGCAACTTTACAGGTGGAGCGACATGATTTGTTGGGGCCGAGTCTCTCAGGGGTTGCTCGTCGGTGACTGCGGTTGCCGGAGCGTCAACACCTTGATTGCTCGGCTCTATTTTTAGCCCAGGAGTCGCCTCCGACTCCTTCCGTTTGGCAATCTCTGCCGCGTGATCGAAGTCGGAGGCGTTTCTCACTGGTGGCAGCGTAGTAGGAGGCAGCGAGTCCGGGACTGTCTGAGTCCACGAACGCTGCTGATTCCTCGCCGCCGTGCGGTCTAGCAGCCTTTCCCGCCCTTGCCGCCCTTGCTCTTCTTGTTGTACTGGTACTTGCTCATTCGTGACCTCCGTATTCTCAGGGACCGTTGCTTGTGCCGCTGGAACATCCAGCAAGCCGTTGATGTAACTGTTCAGCTCGTCCTCGCTCATCTGAGAAAGATCGAGCGGTGGACTGGTCGGGGCAGCTTCGGGCTGACCCTGGACAGCAGATGGGATCACCTCCTCTCCGGAACTGGATGAAGGAACCGTCGTCTGTGCTTCCGTAGGCGGCACGAAGTCCGGTTGTGCTCCCGGTGACTTCAGGGCCGTAATGCGATTGTTATCGTCGATCGCCGCTTGTTCTTCAGGGCTGACCGCTGGTGTGTTATTGTTCCCGACATTGCTTTCGGGAACAGTCGTACCCTGTTGCTGCAACTGCTCCGCCAGGGCTTGACGCTGAGCCTGATTGGCTGGACCCTGCTTCAGCTCGTCCGGCAACGCCTCGTAGTTCTTCCGACTCGGCTGAGCGACGAACTTACTGACCGCCATTCGAGCGGCGTTCGGAGTGTTTGCGATCCCGGACATCATCGCCGCTTGAACTGCTGCCTCGGCGGCATTCTTGGCGAAGTCGCCGATCTCCATGTCAGGGGAGACACCTTCGAGCTTGCTCGATACGTCTTGCAAGATCGACGTCACCGCCTCTTCCGGCATTTCGGCCAGGGCGTCCTTTCCGATCTGCTTGGCAAGTTGTTTCCACGTCTGAGCGGCCACGCCCTGACCTGCGACTCGGCTTTCGGCTCCGAGGCCCGGAAACGCCTTCTGGAAGATCGCAGCAATACCACCCTCGAACAACGCCTGAGTCCCTGCGTATCGCAGCCGTGCGTTCCCCTTCAGCCCGGCATCCTCCGCTGTCGTCAGGGCTTGATTCCCAGCTTGCAGGGCCGCTCCGGCAATCTTCGAGTACGCACCGCCGGGTGTCCCTGCCATCTGAGCGATATTCTGAACCACTCCGCCGTACATACCGCTTAACCACGGAGACCAGTCTTCCTCCCGCATCTGACCGCGAGCTTGCTGCATCTCCTGCGACTGTCGATTGAGTTCGTCCGCCGCTTCTCCGCTCCCTGTGAGCCTTGCGGCCAGGGCCACGAAGTCCGGGGCCGCATTCAACGCACCGCCGACTGATTCTCGCACGAATGCGTTGTCCGGTGTGATCTGGTCCAGGGCCGCAGACATCCGGTCCTGCCGCTGCATCTGCTCGACCGCTGCCTGTCGTTTCTGAGCCTTCAACGCTCCCTGAGCCATCGGACCCTGATTCTGCATCCGATGTTGAGCGATCGCCCACACCTTAGCGACAGGGTCGTCATACTGATCAGCGACTGACTTCTCGACCTCTTGCTGTTTGGTCTGTTCCTGTTCCTGCTCCTGAAGACGAAACTCCGCCTGACCCCACAATTGGGAGACAGGGTCCGGATTGTAAGCCTTCAAGTGCTGATCCAGGGCCGCTTGGCGACGAATGCGAACATTCTCAGTCGCCTGTTGCTGCTTGAGTCGCTTGTCGGCGATCTCATCCACGGAGAACGGCTGGTACGGAACTCCAACTGCATCGTACCCACCGAGCTGAAACGTATCCGGCATGAGCCACTCCACCCTGAAAAGAAAGGCAACACCGCGACTATTTATCGACCCGATCGCATTGTCAAACCCACTCAGGGTTCAGAGTCGATTGTGTCCAAATTATTGAACATTTAGTTGATTCCCCATCCGGAAACCTCGTTCACATTTGGCCGTTGCGTCGCCGATCGTTTAACGCCGCCGGTCGGATCAATTCCTTGCTTCTTCAGGAACGCTGCCGCTTGCATCGCAATACGCTCTTCCGGAGAACCGGCGGGGGGCATCGCCCCTCCGAACTTCTTGGCGATCGCCCTAAGCGTCTGCAATGCCCCTTCTGTTTGCTGCTGATCGTTCGTGGGGGCCGGTGCTTTTTCCGGCGGGACGGAGCTGGGCTGACCCTGCCGCAACTGCATCACTCTCGGATCGACCGCAGGGCCGGGAGCACCCGGTTTCATCTGCTGAGGCGGAGCCATCGGCGGACGACCCTGCTGCAATGCCGCTGCCCGTGGATCACCTGCGGGCTGACCCTGCGACTGGCGGATCATCTGCATCCCCTGAAGATACATGCTGGCCGCTTCAGGGTTCTTCTGCTGAAGCATTTCAAACGCCTGCTGCGGAGTCACCCCGTTCGCTTTCGCCGCTCGCTGCACCCAATCGTTGACTTGCGTCACATGCCGAAACAACTCCTGTGGATCGCCTTGCGTCGCACCCTCCTGCGTCTCCGGACCCTGGTCAGGCTTTTGTGGCCGCTGCTTACCGAGAAGCACCGCCGCATCTTGCTCCGCCTGCTCAACAGAGTCGTAATAGGGCACGTCGTCCGCTCCGACTTTCTTCGTTCGATTCAGGAGCTTCTGCGCTAAATCCGCTTTCTTTGCGTTGAACTCTCGCTCGACGTCTTCGGGGGTTCTGGCACCCTTCCCTGCCGCAGCCGCCGGGGGAGGCGGTGCAACAGCAATACCCTTCCCTGAGTCGTAGAAAATACGACCGTCCGGCATCGTCACGGATCGCTGCTTGACCTGCTGATCGAATGTCGTTCTTGGAGCGCTCGGAGCCACGCCTGACTTGCGAGCCAGATATTTGCCCATCGTTTGGCGGTACTGATTCTGGTCAATACTGCCGCTCTCCAGGGCGTCATCCAGGGCCGACATCTGCTGGTCGATCGACTCGACCTTCTTCTTGTCGCCCTCGCTGAAATCGTGCGTCTGCAACATCTGCCCGTTGCGTTGCTCGATCTGCATTTGCATCTGCCGCAGGTCGTCGTCCACCTTGTAGCCGTGGTTCGCTCCCGCTGCGATCAATCCCTGTTGGCCCTGCTGAGTCAACAGCCGAGAGTCGATGTTCCCTCGCTGCATCGTCAGGGCCGAATCAATCATCCCCTTGTTGAGAGCCAGCGCCCGCTGATCGAGCATCCCTTCGTAGTTCTGGTTAATGTTTGCTGACGATTGAGCACCGATCAGATTCGCCTGACGCTGAGCAACCATATCCAGGGACCGCTCCCTGGCCTGTCGCTGCATGGGATCGTTTGCTTGGCTGTACTCGTCGTCCCTCGCATTCTGCGCCTGTTGTCCCAAAAACGCTTGCTGGCTCGCTTGCTGAGCCGCCGCCGCTTGCAGGGCCTGAGCCTGCATCGCTTGACGAGCTTGCAACTCCGCATCTGCCTGTCGGCCCTGCATCCGCTGATCCGCCGCATACTGATTGCGACCGTAGAACTCACGGTTCATCGCATCAGCACGCTGCTGAGCATAAAGATCACGTTCCGACATCGGACGAGCACCCACGAAACCTACCATCGAAGACTCTCCTAGAACCATCCGCTGTTGGCAAACGCTCCACCCTGACGATACGCACTATTCCAGGGCAATCCGCCATCACCGCCGTTAAAGAACCCGTTTTCCCCGAACGCCGATCCGTACTCACCACCACCCAACCGTGACTGACTGGCCGGAAGATAATCCTGCGGACCCATCATTCTTGACGCTGGGGTCGAACCCTGACCCACTCCGCTGCCGTAAGTGCCACCTTGACGCCCCTGGCCTACGGACATCGCCGACCGCAACCGCTGTGTGTTCAGGGATGCCAACCGTGCGTCGTAGTCCGGCTTCGACAGGGCGATGTTCGCCGCTTGGTCCGCGTATCGTGCATCAGCAAGATTCCGCGATGTATCCGCTGACGCCAACGCTTGTGCTCGACTCAGATTCACCTGAGCGTCCTGATTGTCGATTACGTTCTGCTGTTGCCCTAGAATTCCCAACGCCGCATTCGCATCATCTCGACCGGCAACGGCACTCGGATCAATCCACTGCGACCCCCGATAACCTGCCGCCAGGGACGGAGGAATCGCCCGCATGTCCCGCTGTTTCTGGCGGAGCTGATTCAACACCCCTAGTCGCTGTGCCTGATTCGCTGACAACGCCGTTGTTGCGTTCGCGTTCGCTGAATCTACCGACTGATTCGCTTGCTGGATCGCCGCATCCCTGGACAGGGACGCAACCGGAAATCCTAGCTGTTGAGCGAGGTATTGCTGGTACGCCAAGTCCTGTTGAGCGTTCAAGCTGGCCATCTCCGCACCGTAGTACGGATTCGTCATGTCTTGGCCGTTGCCCACCGCGATGTAAGTTGAACCCGACATTCACACGCTCCTATTTCAAGTACCAATCGGCATTACCGTAGTCTGTTCGCAAATCTTGATTGCTGTTGAACGGGCCACCCTGGTAATAGTTCGGGATCGACTTCCCGGTGATCGGGTCTACAACTGTCGTGAAACCGTCTTTGTTCGTCTGAGGATGCTCGATGGCCACTTCCGGCGACCCTGGCACATAGTCTCTCGCTTGAACCTCCGGCTGATACGCAACCGCCGCTTTGCCGCCCTGGTAGTTGCCCCACTGATCAGGGAACGCCGAAAACAGGTCCAGATACCCCGACTTTCCGCCCCAAGGATCGTACCCCAAGTCGTAAAACGCTCCATCAAAGTAATCCGCAAATCCGCCGCCCGGTTTCCCTCGCGAGGAATACAGCAAATCCGACTGCCGAAACAGATTACTCGGACTGCTCGGATCGAGGTTCCACGAAGACCCGCCGTATGCGGTGATCATGTTCTGCTTGTGTTGCTCGAAGTACGGTAACCACGCATCAAGCTCGCTCCCCTTGTAGGTCTGCTTTTCCCCCGTCGCTCCGTTCGTAAAGGTCCAGGGTTCTTCCAGTCTGTTCTGGTAGTCTTGATTCACCCAATCGTTGTATTCTTGCTGACTCGGTGTGTAGTACCCTGCCGCCACCGCTGCCTGAGCTTTCACTTCCGGCTGGTATGCCACCTCCGGTTGTTCGGCGACCGCAGGAGCAATGACCTCCTTCCAGGCAGGGTTCACCGATTTCGTGGCCCAATCCGACTGATTCCACCATGAGTCTTGCTGTGCGGCCCTGTCCTGAGCCAACTGATTGAACTTCCCGTTCCAATCGCCCATCCACTTGCCGTACAGGTTGTTCGCGACTTCCCCGGCAAGGTTCTGAGGAATCAGGGCGTTTTCAAGGAATGAATTGGCGTTTGCCTTGGCGGATGTCAGTGTTCCATAGGGAAGGTAATCCAATGGATTCCCGGTCTTGCCACTCGCAGGGCCACCCCATTCGAGCTGATTGACTCCATAGGGATTTGAATTGTTAGCGACCCCTGCGTACTGATACGCGGACGGGATCGCACTACCCGCCATCGCCACATTGCGATCCACATACCCTGACCCTGAGTAATTAGCTGTCCCCTGACTGTTTGGAATGTATGCCGCTCGCTTATCTCCCTCGTCGCTCGGCAGAGTTCCGTTAATGACTTGGTTCAGATACGACAGGTATGACCCTTGCCGATTCGCCGCCAGGGTTCCAGTTTTCGTTGCCGCTGATGTTTGCTGCGTTGCCCCAGGAATCGACTGGTAGCCCCCTTGAGCCTGTTGACGAACAACCTGAGCATACGGAGTCGAACCCGCATCGGATTCACCCTGCAACGGCTTGGAGTAATTATCGAAGGCCGTAACCACTATCCGCCCCCGTATCGCTTGTCTCGGTTTGGTGTCGGTTGAAACGTCGATCCGCTTCGCTTCGTCAACGAGAACGAACCCAATGCTCTCGTCAACGGTGCGAAACTGTCCGACTTCTGGCTGATGATCCCTGACCCCTGCTTCGCAACAGCGTCGGCACAGTCTTTCTGAGTGGCACCAGTTAGCCCGGTGTCAGAATCTCGCCACAGGTTTATTGTCGGGTCAAACGTAATCAATTTCTTACCTTCGTCAGACCGACATTGATGCGTTCCATTGACCAAGGCCCGGACGACCTCGACCCCTTGAAGTAAATCACCCTGCCTCGCACTCGACGGCGACTCACAATGTTGCTGTTGACGGTTCCGTAGCTCACCCCCGGAGAAGCCAATGCCGCCTCGGCAGTATCCCCGTACAACACCGACCACGAGGACAACCCGGTCTGCTCCGCCATCAAGCTCTCGACGACAACTCGGCCAGGGAACTGACTCACAGGTCCGATCGTCACGTAAGACTGGTACGCCGTGTCGTCGTCAGTCGTAGCGCTCGGATTGAGATAGAGAATCCGTCCGTCCCTGGTTCCGAACCCTAACTTGCGGTCATTCGACGAATCACCATCCAGCGGAGTCACCGCCAATGGGTGCATCACATCGGTCGCAAACCGACACTTGAACCAGCCTTCGGTCCCGGCGTCGAAGAAGTACCAATACGGAGTCGCCGACAGGCTGTAAGGCGTCAGGAAGACATGCACCCCTTGCAGGTAGTTATCCCACATCAGGGACGGAACGTAGGCATCAAGATCGACTCCGATCATCCGCTCGACACCCAATGTCGTCAGACGGTCGGTCATAATCTGAGCGGGCGTGTTCAATCGCAGACGGTAGACACCGCCAGTTCGACCGAAGAAGTAAACCTGCCCCAACGGGTCTTTGCACCACGCTCGACCGAACGCCATGCCGGTCCCTGCCGCCGAGGTAATCTCGTCGAACACCGCACCCGCTGCCGGATCGCCGCTCCACTGGTACAACCCGTTGTCACCCCCCAGGATCGCTAAGTCGTTGTTGTACGGAATCAGCCCGGTCATCACTCCGCCAGGAAACAACCCTGCCTTCGACAGATTCCCGTTGAACGGAGCATCGACGTCACTGATTGACCCCGCCGCAGGGTACGACCAATTGTCCCAAGTGAATCGGCGAGTCGCCCAATAGTTCTGCGGATCGCCGTCCATGCCGAACTGGACAACTCGATCCCGCCATGTTTCCACGCATCTCGGTGTCGATCCGTTCGCCGAAGGGAACGTCCCTGATGACGGCACCCACGCCTTCAATTGACCGACCGAAGCGTCGTACATCAGCTTGTTCGTGCCGTCCGCAAACAGTACCAAATATCCGAGACTTGCCGCCCGAACAACCCTGGACGTGCTGAACGTCCCGCCGGAAATCGTCGCCGGACTCGTCCCGATGCTAACGTCGAACAGCTTGCCACCTGCGATTGCCAGGGTCGTCAGCACGTGAGCCGATGGGAGCCTGACATCCTCGACCGTGATTGCCAGAGTTGATGGCGTCACCGCTGCGTAATCCGCATCACTGGACGTCACCGAACTGGTGATCGACACCACGACCGGGCCTTCCGATGTCGCATCAGCCACCCCTGTAACCGTCAGGTATTGCGACGTCGCGTAGTTCGCCGTCGTGAACGTCAGGGACGAAGTGACCGTCGCCTGACTCACATCCGAGCTTGTGAAGTTCACAGTCACGTTTGACGTCGGAGCACGACCAAGACGCAACCCGATCTGAAGAGTCGATCCCTCCTTGACGGACCCTGCTGTCGCCCCGAACGTGTAGGCGACAGGGACATCCAGAACCGTGATCGTCAAATCACTCGGATTCAGCGAGTTGTAATTCGTGTCGCTCGACGACTGCGTGGTCGTGATCGTCACCGTCGAATCTGACGTCACCGTTCCGCTGGTAATCGTAATGAACTGGTCGGTCGATGCCGTACTGTTTGCGGCGAACGTCAGGGACGAAGGAGACACCGTCGCCTTCCCTGTGTCTGAACTGGAGAAGCTGACCGTCACCGACGAACTCGGCGTCGATCCCAGCCGCAGTGGAATCTGGACCGTCGATCCACCCTCGTTGAGCGTCGCTGCCGTTGCCCCGAAAAGGTAGCTCGTGATCGAGTCGTCCACATTCACGAGCACATCTTGCGGGTCTACTGCCGCGTAACGTCGATCAGTCGTCACCACCGTTGACGAGACCGTCACCAAATCCGTAGACTCTGACGTCGCATCCAACACGCCAAACACGAACACGCTCTTGGCGGTCGAATAATCCGCTGCCGTCCATGATAACGTGACCGACGTCGCTTTCGTCCCTGTCTGTGAAGTCGCCAACAGGGCCGTTTGCGGCTTGTCGCTGGTGAACGTGACCGAGACCGTGGTTCCAGGGTCGGGAGCCACCCCCAACGTCACTGTGAAGCTGTCGTAGGTTCGCTCGGTGATGCTGAAGGCAGTCTTCGAGTACAGGAAGCTCGCCGGGCTTCTGCCGCTGATCCCGGTCGTGTAGTCGATCATCCGAACGTAGTTGGACACTCCGGCCCTGATATTCGCCGCCGCTGTGTAGCCGACCGTTGCCGACCACAATTGCGTCAGGTCGTGACTCAGACCCACCACGTCCGCACTGCCGGTGTACCCCGCCGCGATCCAGCCCCACGGGGCAGGGGCGCACCATTCAAGGTTCGCGTTGGAGAGCGGATTTCCGGTCGCACCCGCTCCACCGTCCGACATCGAGAAGACTCTCGCATGAGGCGTCGTCCCTGCCGCCGTTCGATGCACAACCAACGCCGTATTCGTATCGCCGTTGTAAGCCACCGACGAATACTGCTCCGCCCGCTGATCGACGATTGGGACTTCCTGAGCGCTCAACGTCTGCGATGCCACGCTTGACGATGTGATCGCTGTCGTGACTGCCGTTGGTGATGCCAGGGTGTTCGGGAACGGATACGTGGCAATCACGTCGTAACTGTTCGAGCTGCTCGGAGCCACTTGGTTGAACGTCGATAGTAAGACCTGAGTCTTATCTGACCGCTGGCCCATCGCAATCAACTGCTGAGGTGCCGTGACACAGGGTCCGGTGAATGTCCCTGACGGCAACGCCACAAGTTGATCGGAGTCGATCGCTACGCCAGTATCGCACCGATACCCCTGGAGATGCGTCGTCGTGTAATCGCTGCTCGCCGTTGGGTACGACCCTGTTTCCGCGAGAACGATCCGAGGCGTCACTCCGTTCCCTGAAAGAATCGTCATCGCCCCGTGCCGAGCGACGTTCGCCGTACTGACGCCAATCCCGTTGACGAGTTTTGGAGTCGCTGTGCCGCCCTTTGGGCCGATCACCAATCCGCCGGTTGCAGACAATAGCCCGGCACTCGTCATGGCCAACTTCAACACCATCTGCTTGTCGTTACCGGAGACCGGGGCCGGTGTCGTAAAGTCGGCGATCGACATGCCCGTCAACGCACCAACCCAAATCCATACGAACGAACTCGACGAATCCTGAACCGTCATGCCGTATATTGAGCTTCCTGCCGCAATCGTAAACAGGCTCGTTGCCGATGTAATCGCCGTCCCTGTTTTGTCCCTGACCTCGTACTGTACTTGCTGCTTCGAGGCAGTTCCGACCTGCGTCACAGGGGCATTCTGAGAATGCGTCGAAACCGCAGTATTGTTAATCCCGCGAGTCACCGTGAACGTGTTCGAGCTGATTGCCGTCACGCTCATCTGCTCATTGTCGATCTGGATGGTGAATGGCAACAGGGTCGAACCAGGGAACGACGACGCACTTGCCACCGTCACCGATTGACCGCCCGCATTCGCCACGCCGCTCGCTGCATTGAAGTTCTTCGCAACGGTCGCACCCTGACCATGATTCTTTGCCAGGGCCGCAGTTCTCGTGACCGTCACCACACTGGTTGTCGTATTGATCGCCGTAACCGTCATTACTTCCGACTGAGCGGTCCCTGCATCCACAACGATTGGGTAGTTCGAGACCGTGGCGTTTCCGCTGGCGGGGGCGAACGGCAACAGGGCCGCATTCGTGACCGTCAGTGTCGTGTCGCCCGTGTCAGCAACAGTCGCCGTTCCAGTGGAACCAACCAGGGTAATATCCACCCCTGACGCATGGTCTACCACCTGAGTCCCATTCACTCCGCGAGTCACCGTGAACGTATTCGTTGACAGTGACGCAACGGACATCTCCTCGTTCTCAATGCGAATCGTGTAAGGCCCGGTCGTCGGAAATGTTGCCGCACTCGCCGACACAACGCTTGTGCTGGGAGACCCTGTCAGTGTCGTCGTGACCGGAGTCTTCAAGGCGACCGTGGTTCCGACCGTTGGGTGATCGACAGGGTTCGGACGAGTGACTGTCACAGTATTCGTCGCAATAGACGAAACCGTCATTTCCTCGCTCTCAACCTTGATCACATATCCGCCGGTCGCTGGCAGCAACGCTCCGTTATCGACCGTGAACGTCGTCACGTTATTGGTCGTCAGGGTCGTGGATGAATACGTCGCCGCTGCCCCTCCAACAGCTACCGTATCCAGGGACACAGTAGCCCCGCTGAGGTGACTTGATATCGTCGTTGCCACTCCGTTCGACCCTGCGACTCCGCGAGCAACAATCGTCAACGAGGTTGAACTCGCCCTGGTGCAAGTCATCCGCTCAGTTCCCACCAGCACATTGAACTGACCGGACGTCGGAAATGTGCCGACACTCGGAGCCGTCACCGTCAGGGACGTAGCCCCCGTGCTCGTCACGGTTGTCGATGGGGATTGAACCAGGGTCACGGTAGCGTTCGCCGCATGGGCTGCCGCCGTCGTCCCGAACTGAGCACGCACCAAGCCGCTGAACGTCGTGGTTGAACCGCCCGTAACCTTGATGATCTCGCTGTCTATCTGGACGTAGAAGAAATTCGTGGTCGTTCTCTGGCTTGGAAACAACCCCAAACTTGCGGAATCTGAAGCCATAACAAACGCCGTTGACGCACTCGTCATCGAAGACGACAACTTCGACACGGCGAACATCGTGACCGTGGTACCCGTCTGATGATTCGCAGGGTCAGAAGTCACCGTCCCTGAACCAGAAACGTAATCGACCCCTCTCGTCAGGGTTGTCAGCGTGTTTGTGGCTGCTGTTCTACCTCCGACCCGAATCCGCTCGTTGTTGATCTGAATACCGAACGTACCGCTCGTCGGGAACCCTGCAAGGCTCGCCACCTTCAGGGCCGAAGTCTCCGCACTGGTGATCCCCGACAGAGCGTCAGCCGACAGTGCCGTGCTGGCATACGGAACAACGCTAGCTCCGTAGGAATGAGCCGCCGGACTCCCTGAGCGAGTCACCGTGAATGTCTTCGTGGTCGTATTGAGTCCGCTCGCCCCGACCGTCATTACCTCGCCGTCCACCTGAATGCTGTACGAACCTGCGGACGCAAACGGGAATGGAGTCGTGCTCCCGACCGTGAACGTCGTCGCCGATGTGTTGATCCCTGATGTCAGGGCCGCAGACAACGCCGCCGTCGCACTGCGGATCGTCGAACCCGCCGCGTGAGCCGCTGGAGTTGTGCTGTTGTAACCGCGAGTCGTTATGTTCAATCCGTTGCCAGTTCGCCCCGTACAAAGGATTGTTTCCGAGTCGATAGTCACACAAAACGCACCGCTGCTTGGGAATCCGCTCCCGTCAGCCACAAGCAACGCACCCGATCCAGTGGTCCCTGATGCCAGCGAGCTGTCAAGCGTCGTGGACAGGGTCGTCTTGCCGTAGAGCGTCACCGCCGCTCCAGTTGGATGCCTCGTCTTTGTCGTGCCGTGTGACTCACGAGTTACCGTCAACGCAGTCCCGCTCTTAGCCGTCACCCGCATCAACTCGTTATCGACGCTAATCGTGAACGGGGCCGCAGGATAGAACGGAGCGGCACTCGACACATTCAGGGTCGTCGCACTGTCTGTCACCCCTGAATAGCACGCCGCAGACAACGACGTCGAACCCACCAGTGTAACGGTCGCACCCTGATTGTGTGACGCCGCCTGAGTGTCGTTGTAGTGCCTGCTCGTCACGGACAACGAGTTACCCGTGACGCTCGCAATCTTGATCTGTTCTTGATCAATCTGAACGACGAAGTTCGTCAGGGACACACCCGCCGGGGTCACAAACACAGCCCCGTTCGTGACCTGAATCGTCGTGTCGGAATCACTCAGGCTGCTGTAGACCGCCGTCGCCAACGTGCTCGATCCGCTGGCGTCCTTCGCCCTGGTCAAGATGACCGCTCGCCCGGTCTGAGTCCACGCAGACGCCAAATACGTCGCCTTCGGATCGGTATTGCGGTACGCCGTCTTCGTTGCCGTCCAAACTCCGGTCGTCGCATTCTGGACCGGGGTAATCATCACATACCCAGCATCAACGCCGTCACCCGGAAGAATGACCGTTCCGTCTCCCGCCGGATTCATCTGGAAGTTTGCCGCAGGGCCGGTCAAAGTCGTCGGAGCACCTCCCGATGGCGGAGCACTCAACGCCGCCTGACCGGAAGCGGTCGAGCTGGCCACAACCGAGTTCGTCGTCGTCGGCCCTGGCTGCGGAGTAATCGTCGTGTTGGTCGGGACATTTCCCGCCGGAACGGTCCCCTGCGACGCATTCGCTTGAATCAAGCATTGGATCGCATTGCTGCCGTCCAGGGCCGCAGAATGCCGCGTCGATCCGTGCCGAGACCCACCACGTTTCCGCTTGGTCCGACTGTCGATCACCAGCATATTAAGCATGTCTGGTGACGTCGCCTGATCCTGGCGATACAAGGCACTGCTCTCGTCGATCCCCTTCTCAGGGAACGGCAGGTCAATCGCTTGGTCGTCGCTCTGGTCCGGTTGATCGGGCATCAGTCAGGGTCCATTGGATCACGCCAGCGCAAACTGCCCTGGACAAGTGGGTAAACATCACCGTTCGCCAATGTCGCCGAAGCGTAAAGCCGCTTGTTGACGACCGGCACTTGAATCGACGTTACCGAATGCGGCACGTCGAAATGAATCGCCTGATCGACACCAAACGGCACTTCCACCGTACCGACAACAATGCTCCCGCCCCCTGCTATTCCATCGGCTCCCTGGCCTTGCAGATACAGCCGAACGGTAGCGTCGGTCAGGTCGGGCCATGTTCCCAAGGAATTCGTGTACCGAACACTGTTACCATTGCGGTAATTGTGGTCGAAACCAATCAACAGGGTCAGCGGGTCCGCATTGAACGTCGTGACGGATATCCCCCCGGCACTCGGCATCCGACTACTGACCGCCGCATCCAACAGGGACAAGTCGATCCCTGTCGGGAAGATCGCAAACTTACTCGTCACATCTGGCGTCACCGCCCACGTGCTGCGAACCGTTGCCACACGAGCTGTCGAGTACCCTTCGATCAGATTGCTCTGCCCGGCCCCTGTCCCGTCATAGATGTAAATTGTGTGGTTCTGGTACAGGTCCAGGGTCGTCGGTGCCCCGCCATCCAGGGTCACGGTCGTCGCCGTCCCGCCGGAACACGTCCCGTTTCGGACGATCGGCGAGAACTCAGTTTGGATCGCAATGTGTTGGTCACACCATTCGGACCCTGCGGCATCCGAGAATATCACCGAGATGTTGTCCCCGGTCATTTCCGCTGCCGACAGACTGACTGTCACAATCTTGCCGCTGGCTGTCGGCAGGGTCGTAATGTTGCTCAGCGTGCCGCCGTCAACACGGACCTTAACATCCCCTGCCGCCAGAGTAGGCGAGCTTTGGAATGTCGTCCCTGTCGCCTGAGACGTCAACACCGTCTCAAAGACAAACGCCTCTCCCCGTTTCGGTGGTGCGTAACTCAGCATCATCGAACCTTTCTGGCCAACAACTGGTATTCCGCGTCGATAACCTCCATCCGGTTACTGTAGATCGACAGGAACGGATCGACCGCCTGACGCACTTCCTGCATGACAGGGTTTCTCGCGTCATAATCATCCCACAGCAGGAACCCTCCAGGTGCCAGCAGCTCGTAACACAGAACTGACTCCAGGAGAGTTCTGTCCGGCTTATGACTACTGTCAATGTAGATCACATCCAGACTGCCCTGCGGTATCGCGTCACTTCTCACGAGAGACACGATATCCCCATCCATCCAGAACCCTTTCGGACCAGGGTTAGGCCATTCCAGAACGCCCAACTTCGACAGTCGGTCTACCGCCACCTTCTTCGCTTCAGGGATTGGAGTCCCCCCCCAATCCCAAATATCCACCCCGAAGTACATGGACCCAGGCCGGGCGAAAATAGACTCGATTACCCGCACTGCCGTTGACGCTTCGTGGATACCGACTTCCAAGAATCGGACAGGGCCGTCATGCAACAGGTTGTTGATAAATACCTTTGCGCGATCTCTCATGCGACACTCCCCCAATCCAAAAGCCGGGCCTTAGACGCCGACACTTCTTGCTCCACCCACTTCAGGGACTTCTTGTGTAGTTCGGCCCCGTAGAGCTTGCTGCCGGTGAATGATCGACAGTGGACAAGGTTGTGATCCTCGAACTTCTCGTAGTTCGTCTCGTGCCCGATTAGATGCGGCTTCATCCCCAAGGCGTTCAGGAGTAACCCGAACGACGTCTCCGTGTCTGGCCAGCCCATCGTCGATCGAGTTACACCAAACTGATGGTGCGATCGTTCAAAGGACCACGACGCCCCAATCCTCAACAGGGTTGGTACGTCAAATAGCGTCGCCGTATGAGACACCATTCCTCGCCATTGACTAGTCAACCATTCCCTGGACGACATCTCGTATCCGACCGCCACTGATTGCGTCGCTTCTTGAATCCTTACGAGTTCTTCCAGATAGTCTCGACGCTTCAGGAACACGTCGTCGTGCGTCGTGTAGAGGTATCTCGTGTGGCACGTCGCCAACGCCAAATCCAACGAAGCGCCAACTGGAGCAGACGAGTGCCGCCAAGCACGCGACCGAATTGAGTGAACCTCGACGTCGTCGGAGTCCGCGAACCGGCGATTCAGTCTGATCAGATTGTCCCACTCGCTACCAGTATCGACGATAATCACATAAGGACGTTCCGTCTGTGCCCGCAACAGGTCAACGACAACCTCCAGTGAATCCGCTGGATCAAGCACCGCCAGCGTCGCGGTGATACGGTACTCCCACGGCTTCTTGGCCAAGCTCCCTTCCCACGGCAACGACGACGTCGGACGATCCTTCAGCGGAGCTGTTCGATACGACGAACAGCCCCTCAGTTCTTCAGGGGCCGGAAGTGGCACCGCTTGCGATTTCGCACGATGCGGAATTTGACGACTCAATATGCAACCTCCTGCACGTCCCCTACGATCGAATACGTCGGAGTTCCTGCCGCCGTCGTCGATACCAGCTTCCAGTAATGTCCCGCCGGGACAACGACAAACAACTGACCTCCTAAGACTGTCGAGGCCGTGCCAACTCGAAACGTCCCACGGACTGTCGTCGGAGGATTCGCCGAGTCGCACAGCATCTCGATTTTTCCGTCTCCGCCAACTCCGGTACTGATTTGCACTGACGCCGACACCAGCGCATCTCGCGTTGTGCTGGGCCGGTACGCTGTTCCAATCGCCGCACTCGCTCTAGGGCTGTTTGCTGGTCGCTGGTGCGACTCGGTCCAGCCACGGAACGTGGGCGAGCCGTAAACGTCGATGCTGGTACATAAAAGCTCTACACACAGAATCCCGCCAGCTTCCTGCGGCATGGTCGGCTCGTATCGTTCCACCCAATTGATAGTCCCGAAGCTCGACCCCCACGTAATCGAGTGACCGCCCACCCCATCATCAATCAGCACGAACCGTGCCAGCTTACCAGGGAGCAATCCATCTTCCCCGTATCCGAAGTTCTCGACCTCCAGAGTCGTATTCTCGTCAACAGTGATCTCTTTGTGAGAACCGGCTGCGGCATCCATATCCAGGGTCGTCGTGGAAGATGTCGTGACGCTCTCCGACTTCCGAATACAGTCGAACGTGAATGTTCCGTCCTCGTTGTCCGTAATCGCCTCGTCGTATCCAGGGACAAGGGCGTTTGCGAGACCAACCCCGCCTCCTGCATTCACAACCCGAATTCCCATCAGTCCGGCTCCAGCGGATCACGCCAACGAAGATTCCCCGCACTCAACGGGACCGTGTCTCCCGTCGAAAGAATCGCCTTCACGTAACATCGGCACGGCACGCCTTCGGCGGTCATCGTTTGCGGAGCATGTGCCGACGTAATTGACTTCGGGACATCGAAGTGGACCCTGGAATCAACACCGAACGGCGAATCCACCACGCCAATAATCGTTTCCGGTTCGCCGTCTCCCTGTAGCACCAGAACGACAGTTGCTCCTTTCAGGGATGGCCATGTTCCTTCAGGGTTCTCGATCACAACGCCGTTCCCGTTGGCGTTCAGATAGTCGCACCCGATCAGAAACTCTTGGTCCTGATCAGGGACCAGCCATGAGGCACTCAGGTCGTGTTCTAGCGGGTCGCAGACTCTCAACCCTGCCAACACAAGCGGGAAGTACGTGTCGTCCGGCATCGTCGCCTTGACGTAGAGGCCAACCCCTCGCGAGCGTATCAACGTAGCCGTCAACTCACTGGCTACCTCGAAGCTCACCTGCGCTCCGGTTCCAGTAGGGATGTCTACCTGACCAACCACCGGGACCGGATCGGCCCTGGTTTGCAAGTACATCGTCACTTGAACGGCGGGATGACTCAGGTCCGGCCATGTCCCCAGCGTGTTCCTGAAAATGATCGGGTTGCTGTTTCTACGCTTGTAGTCGAACCCAATCAGTATCTCGACAGGGCTTCCACAGGGCGTGGCGATCGCACTTCCGTTGACCGGATCGAACGAGCGTTCCGGCGGGACATACCGAGGTTCCTGCTGAGGTGGATTCAACGGAACCACAGAACCATACGTCAGGCGTATCCTCGCACCACCGCCAGTTCCGGCAACAAGTCCCGGCGTCAGGTTTGACCCGCCGCCACCCCCGCCTGGAGTCTGGCCATTGACGCCGTCAGACACGCCCGATACGCCACCTGCCCCGCCAGCGCCTCCATCCGGTCCAGGGGCAGTTCCTCCGTCGCCACCCGGATCGCCCCCGACAACACCCACTCCGCCCGCAGTGCCGCCCGCAACGAAGTCGTTTCCGATGCAGTTGACGACGTTCCAATCAGCCCGAACATTGCCGCTCGCAAACTCCGTCATGCTCGACGTCGAGAGCGGGACACTGACAGTGTACATCGCACCGAAAGTGACCGGGTAATTGATTGTCCGTGCGTAACCACCGGACATGCCGCCAGGGCGAGTCACAGCCGGGACATTATTTGCGGTCCCGCTGGACCCCATACTCCAGCACTCAACCACGTCTATCGACGTGATTCCCGCCGGAGGTGTCCATGTCGTCGAGGCGTCAAATATCTCGACAGCCATCTCAGTGACCTGTAGCAGTAGCGTTTAGGCACGGACGACTTGCAATCGCGCGGTCGATCCGTTCAATGGCGTCCGCGTTCTGGCGAGCGTGTTCTTTAATCAGGGCGATATCAGTCGTCACCAGCTCGACACACTTCGTGAGACGCTCACTGTGATTCACCCTGGAGTCTGATTCAGGCTTAACGACCACGTGAAACCACGTCCGCAGGCCGTATCCGATCATTCCCAGCAAGACCGCCACGACCCAGGCCGCGAAGCCCCAATGAGTGCCGACATCTTCCAGAACTTTCGCCGCTTCTGCCGCTTGAGCCACAAGCATAACCGATCCTTCGTTACCAGGGACTAAACCTTCAAGGAAACGTAAATCGTGCCCGCTGCATCCCCCTTGACTCGCAGGTATCTCGCCCCTGCCAGCGATGCCGGGATCGGATACCCTTTCCCGCCGCCCACAGATTGCGTTACCGCTGCCGGAGTTGCCGCCGAGTCGTAAGCGGCGTAGTACGTCGAGTCGTCATTCGAGACATACCAAGTCAGGGTTGTAATCGACGTTCCCGATGGAACGAGCACCTCACCCTGAGAAAACCCTTGATAGGGGATCGTGGGCGTTGTCGTTTGACTTGTCGTCACCACGACAGTGATCTGGTCGTTGCCTCGTTCGATAACAACTGACTGTTCCATGCTCGCCTCTATTTCTGCGACTGATTCCAGAGATGCACCAGAGTCTCAATCGGCACGTACTCGCCAATTGGCCGTTTCGTCCTCGGATCAACCCTGGTGTATGGCTTGCCGTCCCTCCCGATCCACGAATAGACCGGCAACGAACCAACATCCTTCACCCACTGCGGATGCCTCTCTTGTAATTCGGCATGAAACGGGATCGTTCCCAGCTTTTCAGCCGCATCGCACTCCGCTTTCGACTTCTTGCACAACCCACACCAGTCCGCCGCATAAATGGTCATCACCGGCTTCGTCGAAGCGGCCCCGACTGCCGCATTGCTCCTCAAGCAATCGCAGTCAGTAAGACCACACCCGCAGGGACATGGTGTTTGGGAATTGGATTCTGTCGGGTTGTCGAGCCACGTAAACTTGTAGGGATACCCGCCTGTGATCTTGGCGACCCCTGTCCCATCGGAGTTGATCGTCACCGCGTGCAGGGCCACACCGCCGATCATCCGTGCGATCCCGGTCTTGACGGTCGGAAACGGCTTGTCGAACGTAAACGTCCCTGACTCGTCACCCATCTGGTACTCAACGCGAGTTCCCGCAGGAGCGTCTACCGTGACATTGTCCTTCTCGACGTGAATCGGCTTTTCCAGGGTGATGACGTTGTCGCTACCGATCCACCCTGCAATCTCCGCAAACGTGTCCGCAGGCATCGACACACTGACGCTCGAACCTTCCTGTCCCGCCGGAACGTCGTCGTGCTCCACAATCGGCGGAGGGTGTCGTTCCCGCGGAACAGGGCTGGCACAACCCAGCGTTATCAGCAGCACAAACAGAAACCATCTCATTATTCGCCTCCCGTAAGCCACTTCCACAACATCGAGATAATCTGGTACAGGGTCGGGATCATCTGAATAATCAACAGCACGGGTATCCCGTATTGCTGTCGGCACTCAGAATCAGGCATCGCACGGAAGTCGGACTCCACTTTGGCGACGCCCTGCTTGATCCGTTTCTCAGCCTCTTTCGCTCCGCACCCCATCGGCAGATTCACCGCTGCCCATTCATGCAACTTGTCGTGAATCGCCGCACCCGCACGAGTCCGATCCACGACAGGAGTATCCTTGCAGATGCCTCGACGACTCGCTTCATTCGACAACTTGGCCCCAAACGCAATACGGTCCATTTCAGCACACATCCCCTGGCTTCGACTCCGCCCAACTCTTCCTCTCAGGGACAATCTCGTCGATGCGATTGAATCCAAAGGCGCAGAAGTTCGGGTCTCGTTTCCATTCTTCCCACAAGTCCGGCATGACTCGCGAACGTCCGTGATCAGCCCACTGCTTACCGTGCGAGTTCTGAACGACCGGAACCAACACCCCGTCCACCGTATCCCACCCGACAACAAGCCGAGCGTGGTATCCTCGAAATGATCCCGATGTCCCGCAGCGACGATCTTCAATCCCCGTGCAAGCCTCCTGCCCTGACATCCACTTCGTCCCAATGACAATGCAGCGAGGCATCGCATCAGTGATCCAGTTCAGGGCGATATCCAAATCGCGACAGTCGTACCTCGTGTTGCCGTGATGCCGATGCTTCAGGGCTTCTTCGTAAGCCTGACGCCGAAGAATCTGGCTGTATTCCTCTTGGAACGGACACGTCGTCTCAGTGCAACATCCATTCTCGGTTGCCGCCTGTAAAACCGAAACGATCGACGTACCGACGTCCCCTCGGAAACCACCGTGTATCTGTGCTGTGATGTAGGCAAACCGTCGCGAGAACCGAACTACCTCGCCAGTCGCAATAAAGTTCGCGTGACTACAGGCCAGGGCTTTCGCGTGCCCCGCACACGAATTTGTTCGGCCCTGATTCTCGACTACCAACGGCGGAACCCAGCGAGGCGGGAGGCTACTGCGATCCACGACCCCGAATGACACGGGAACGCGAGCACACGAGTTGACCGTCGCCTCATGCGTGGCGTCAATCACTAAGCCAAGACCTTCGCTCATGCCGTCACCCTCTTGAACCCAAATATCCCCATCAACGCATCAGCCATCGCCACGTTCGGAAGCTGCTTCTTGCATTTGTGCTCGTGACACTTCCGGCACCAGGGACAGGTCTTGTTTCGCCCTCGGCAACTGCTATCGACCGCCTTCGATCCGGTCAGTTTCCGGCGGGACGTGCGACTCATTTCAGGTTCGTCCCTTCGACACCGCGTGTCATTCGTTCTCGCGTTCTTTTCTGCAACCACATCATGCACTCTTGCAGTTTCGTCAGGGCGACAGCGTTCTCGCGACAAGCAAACTGCCCCGACTGAAATCCAACAAGGCGATCCTCAACGACAGCCAGCAACGCCTCGTTACTGAACCCGTTGAAACCGACCTCTCCGATTGGACCGTTCTGAAAACTGATTATCAGTTCCTTGCGAGTAGTCTCGTCTTTTTGCAGAGACAGTTCGTATTCACGGCAGGCATTCCCCTGCCCTGGCTCATCAATAACCCGAATACAAATAGCCTCATTCAAACCATTCACTCTGTGACTTGTAACTTCTCGCATTATTTCCCTGCCCTTTCGCTGGCCGCTGCTAGCTCTTCCAACACCGCATCGAACGCCGCTTGGTCGTTCTGATCGACCTTGTCGAGACGCTTCGACAGGGCCGCAGCAACCGGCTTCCAGCTCTCTGCCGATGCTTCGGCTCCTGCCTGCTCGATCGCCGCTTGCCTCTTTGAGTCATACCTAGTCCCTTTCAGGGCACGGAGCTTGACCGCACGAATGCGATCTCGTTCCTGTAGCGACTCGTAAAACACATCCCCCAACGTGCTCGACCCTGGCTTCTTCGGCTTCACAGGGTTCGTCGAGGTTTGAGCCACACATCCGACGCACAGCATGAGCACAGCGATCAACGCCGCCACCCGCTCGTAGAGGCCACGCTTGATGATTGTTCGACTCACTTCAGCTCCCCCTCCGTGATATCCTTACGCAGAGAGCCGAGTCGTTCCAAAAGCTCCGGTCGAATCGCGCCCTTCTTTGAGAGGATCGCCCCTGCGATCGTCACAAACGCCGTATCGACCACCAGGGCTTCTCTGTCGCCGTTCGTGATGTTGCTGACGATCGACCGTCCGGCATCAATCACGCTCGGAGACCGCAGCAGGGCAAACAGTCCGCCGCCCCCTGAAATCAACGCCATGATCGACGAGACAATCCCGGTCGCAGTGACCCCTGTCGTCGCCTCACCAACCCCGTACATCACCGGAGATGCCGTCCCTGAGAACACCGCCGCACTGACTGCCGACACCCCGAAGCACACCGCAACAACCGCCTTACTGATACCGTTCATGATCTCCCTCCCCATTTCGTGTCCCGCCGGAACACTTCCCTGAGACGCCGCTGTTCCTTCCTGTCCCACCACAGATGCTCGCCGACAAATGCCGCCAGAACACCCAGGACGCACACAATGCTGATCCAGCTCATAAGACACCAAAGACCAGGGTCCGATCGTTCGGACCCTGGTCGTATCAATTAGGCCGCAACACCTTTGATGACAGCGAAGTTAATCACCATCAACGCATTGAGTGCATTTGATGCGTGCAAGTTAGTGATGACGACATCGAATGCCCCTGCCGAAACCTTTTGTACAGACAGGCTGACGGTTCCAGCGCCGTTGTAGGTCGTCGCCAGCACGACCACGTCAGTTGCCGCCACAGACGAATTCGTGACCGTGAATCGCTCTTCGGCACCAGCCGCCGTTGTCAACGCAACGGTCGTGATTTGCCCGGTTGGGGTATTAACCGTCACGCCCGTCGAAGAACTCGTCGCTTGCGTGACGGCACCACCGGCACCAGTTCCGTAACCAACACCGCCAGTAGCGCTTGTGCTCTTAATGGACGTGCCCGTCAGGGTCGTCACATTCAACGCAGGTAACGCAATTCCGTCAGGGTTTCCTTCCAATCGCCACACATACGTTCGCAACCCCTGAGCACACGACACCAGATTGGCGACCTGCCCTGTTGCCGTGAACGCCATAGTGGTCGTCCCGGCTTCATCGTATGCGCTAGAAAACGTCACAGTGATCGTTCCGCCAACCACTTCTGAGCACAGGGCGACACGAATCCCGATGTCCGCAGGATCGGGCATCGTCCGAGATTCCGCGCCCGTAGAACTCAGGGCCACAACGCCGAGGTCTCGATCGACTGCGATCGTCCCGGCGTTCCCTGGATCGGGGATACGCTTTTCCGTTTCGAGAAGTCTTTGCAGAACACCGGCTGGAGAACCTGACATGGGAGAACTCTCTTTCTATTCCAATGGCCACCCGCAGGCAGCACTTTCTGTAACGGCGAACGCTCGCCGATCAACTCACCTAGTCACAGGGACACTCCGTTGAAGCTCACGTCCGTCAGCCTCCAAGACTGCCGCCACTCCCCATTCCTGTAATTATCGGACCTGTCTGAATTCGTTCCGATGTTTTCTGGAGCCATTTCCGACTGGTCCATAGTGATCGACGCCGCCAGGGCCATCTGATACGGAGACACGTACTCGTTCGGCTTCACCAGGGACAAACACGCCAGCAACGCCGTCTCGAAGTGAGACGATCCGCACATCGGGTACTTCCCGGCAGTCAACGGAGCGGGGTCGTACTTGACCCTGCCAACAAGCTGGTATGCTCGGTCAGGGCTGGGATAGAACGTGACCGCCCAGCGTGACCCATACGTTGAGTCCTGAGCCTTTTGCTTCAGGGCCGCAATCTGAGGGAAGCTGACGATATCCCACCGCTGCCGCCCCTCCGGAATCTGGTACTCTCCAACAAGCGGGACGCTCGTGTGGAATGCCAGATTGCCCGGTTTGAAAATGAGTGGCCCATCGAGACCGCCGAAGTTCGTCGGCAGGTCGTAATCAACCTGAACCACCTTGTAAGTCGAACCTGACGTTATCGAGACACTCGTGTCCGTCAGGGTGATTTGTGTCGCACTGTCTCGTGACGCGATCGTGTACCACGTCCAATCGACGATCAACACGCCGCTTGCTGCCCATGTCGGCCATGTTCCGCTCGTTAGAGTCACAACGCCCGCCGTGCAAGCAACTGTCCCTGTCGAATACGGTGCCACGGTCGTAATCGTGTACTCGCTCCGCAGGAACGACCACCGATGCTTCTGCTTCGTCTGCGGCGACAGGGCTTGATTGTAGAACGTCTTCAAGCCTCGCTGGATGAACGAATCCACCAAGCGGGTTTCCGCATCAGTCCACGTCAAGCGATTGGCGTTTTGCAGGGCCACCAGCCCCACTTCCTGCTGCAACCACTCGTAAGTACCGATCGTCGGAGCCGTGTAAGTGTAGGTGAGCGTCTGCGACTGCTTAACAGCCTTGTCGTGCTCGACACTCGCCATCAGCTTCGACATGAACTCTTGAGCGAACGGCCCTGCCTGTTGGTTGTACCGCAGCTCCGCTTCCGCCTGACATGCCGCCAGGAACAGACCAGAATGAACCGACCCGCCTACAGGGTACTTGTTCGTCGGTGTCAAATCGTCCGGCTCGATACTGTAGTTGTACCGAACCGTGTAGCTCGCATCAGGCGTCGGATAGAAGATCGCCTCGAATCTCTGTCCTGTCGCCGAAACAAACGTCTTGGGCCTGATAGCTACCATCAGGGGAGCATCACTGGCGTTGCCCTGCGACTGATTCGCCCGCAGGGTCTTTTCATCCACAAGCTGGATCGGTTTTTCGACCGTTCCCAGCGAGTACGTCCAGTTCGTCGTCACCTGCCCGCAATCGTCCGGAAGATCGTAGTCCCAATCTCCATTCGTCAGGGACAGCGACGCCACTGGATTCAAGAACGACCATGCCCACGGCGGACTCGGAGGCGTGTTTGGATTATCGTTGCGAGGCAGGGGCGGAGGCTTTAGGAAGCGACGATACCCGTTGCCGACCATGTCCCGGATCGTCTTCCAATTAGACTCATCCGCTTGGAAAACGCAGTACGCCGAACTCGACAACGTGACCGAGGTCGTCAGCACAATTGCCGAATCGGAAGTTCGTGACGAAACCGTGTAGTACGCAGTCCCTACTTGCAGAATACTCCCACTCGCCACCCACGTTGGCCACGTCCCGCCGGAAACAGTAACCGTCGTACTGGCCGATGCCGACACCACCCCTGTCCCGTAGACCTCGCCAAGCCCCCACAGATCGGCGACTTGGCGAGCGACTTGTTCGTATCCAATGGACAGGGTCGGTTCAGCCATGTGCTACTTCGCTCCCACATCGACGGGTTCGTGCTCGACAGGTATCTCGACCGCCAATCGAACCTCGTCCGCCTCGAAGAGACTGAACCGATCCGCTGATTGACGGCTAGGGACTCGCACCTTCAGGAAGTCGGTCCCTTCATCCAGGCCCAGGAAGATTCCTTCCTCGCCGCTTTCCAGCCATACCGTCACTCCGGAATCCACCTTCGCCCATTCGCCGTCGAACTCCTTCGCGGACTCGACAACCTTCTCATCAGGGAACGTCGATTCTTCCTTCCGTTCCGCTGGCTGTTCCGGCGGGACGGAGGATTGCTCTTCCTCTTTCTCAGGGACATCCGGGATCACTTCGATCGGACCCTGTGACGTCGGCTGAACCGGCAACGGAGCTTCTCGCAACCGAATCTGGCGATAGTCGAACTCTTGAGGCTCTCGCTCATCGTCGTGCATCGCCACCTTGACGAGATTGCAATGCAGCCCTTGGCCAACACTCATGAACGTCGCATCGCAGATGACCTCATTCGAGTCGATCCGCATAACACTTAACTTGGTCCCGACCGCCGTCCCTGCGAACGGATTCGCCGGAGGTGCGGCATCTTCTTTTACGGATTGAGCGACTGAGGCCAGCACGGCCAGCACATCGACAGATACCGGCCCTGATGTTACGCGATGCTTGCACCGCAGGAATCGAGCCACCAACGACCGCAACTCCGCAGACGGGTCTTCGCCGCACATCTGCCGCAGGTCGTGCATGATTTCGTCTGGTAATTCCACCTGATCCATGTTCTCTCCCTGGTTGAAACCGAAGCGTTAAAGAATAGGGGACCGGGTCGGCGGCCCGCGAAGCACACCGACCCGGCAGGGAGGATTTCTCCCGGTTCGATTACAGGGCACCGTTCCAGACAGCGACACGGACTCGGTCGATGTGCAGAATCGGGTCGGTTGTCCCGGCTGACTGACACACAAAACTTGGCCGTAGCAAGGCAGACGGGATGTTTGCCGTGGTTGTGATCGTGTTGGCCTTCAATGCTCCGTTCACGTAGAACGAAATCGTCGTCCGGTTCTTCACGATGAACCCCAACTTAACATAAGCGTCATCGACAGCCGTGTGAATGCTCGATGCCGTAGACTCTGCGGTACTCTGCGAGCACCCCAGAATGACGCCGTCGTCCGTCACACTCTTAAACCCGATGAACTTGCTGGTGCCATCCATTGCACCTGACGCAATCAGGGTCGTGTCGGTCTCCGCCAGACCAGCAAAGAACTGCGGCCCTGTTGCGATGTCCGCCAGCTTGATGCGGGCCTCGTAAATCAACAGGCCGCTCTCCGGAGCCGAAATGAACTCCCCGGCAGTGCCGCCTAACTGCACATTGATGCCTTGATTGTCGGTCGTGCTGTTGCAGTCCGCCAACGCGACACCGCCCTCTTGGTCGTCCAACGCGAACGTGCCCGCCGTGGCCTGCGTCGCCGTCCACTTGCCAGTAGGCAAGTCAAAAAAATCATCCTCGAACAAGTAGCCGTCGATCCCATTTTTCAGGGCTTGAACGTCCACCTGATTCCAAATGATGGGAGAAAAATTCCGCGTGGTATCCGTTGACCGCGCGTAATCGAAATTAGAACTAGCACCCATAGTAAAGTCCTCGCTGTGAGGTTGATCTTGAAGAAACGGACCCTGGCATCAGGATCCACACGCATCGCACCCTGAGAATTAGGCTCGGTACAGAACGAAGCCGCCTTCGCGTCGGTTCGTACACCAGACTTGGCATGTCGAATCGACGTGAACCGCTCGCACGGTATGTCGGTCGGCCAACTGAATCGGGCCGGTTCGGACCATGTCACGCCCCTTGTGGAACGCGAAATTGAACTTGCCCCAATTCACCCCGTAGAATGGGTTCGTAGTGTCGTAAGCCCGTGAATCCGATCGCGCGAACTCAGGGTTACGCACGACAGGGATTGAGCCAAGCGTCGGAGTCACGACGCCCGCCAGATCGGATTGCTCCGTCTTGCGTGCATCGAGGTACTTCGACAGCCCGTCGAGCAAGTCCCAGGTCGCGTAGAACTCCCACTGCGGACGCCCACCGTTCAGGGTCTTGAATGAGTGCGGAGCCTTGAAATTCGTGAAGACCATCGCCTTCTTGAGCTTCGCGACCAAGTCATCACGACTGACGACTGTGTATTGGCCCGTCCAATTTTTCCACTTGCTATAAGTGGTCGTCAGGATGTTTCCAGCACCCGCACTGAACCCTGATGGATCAGCACCATTGAACCCTGGAGTCGTACTTGCGTACTTCTGAATCCAGAACTTGATGCCCTGGATGTTCGCAGGGTTCTCGGACGAATTGGTAGGACTTGACCAGAACTGCTCTTCCATGTGCTGAAACCAGCCATTGTACATGGCGTGCTCACGCACCAGCAGGGCATCCACGATCACGTCCGGCTCATTGGACTGAAATTCCTCTTCGTCCGTGTCGTAAATGTAGTTGGTGGTCGTTTTGGCCCAATCGCATGACGCACCGATCATGTAATTTTCGACTTGGTATTGATCGCGTTGATAAACGCCGGTTTGCCGAGCTGCTCCCGAATTCGCAATCTGAGCCTTCCAGATTACGCGAGTCGAGCTTTTAATCGGCTTCTTTTTGTTCTTCAGGAAGCGCTCCGCAACGAGGTATTCCTGATTGTCCATCGACAGGTCTTCCCAGCCTTTGTCGCCGAGAGCCGTGTCGTAAGTCAGTTCCACAAGATCGTCGAGTTGACGAGGAGTTAAAGCCATCTCTTGGTTTCCTTATGCTCTGTCAGCAGCGATTTTGGCGAAGAACTCTTGAATGCGTGGATGAGCCGCAACATTCCCTTCGTCTACCGGAATAGACTTCGCAGGGACCGTTGCTCGCCGTCCCTGACCCATAACGGTCTTAGACTGCTTGATCACCGCACTCGCCTTTTGCTTGGCCTGTTCGTGCTGGAGTTGTTTGCTGAATGCAATTTCGTAGGCCCGCTTTACAAGTTCGGGCGTTAAGGCAGGGTTCAAGCCACGCTGATGTTGCACTCGCTGAAGAACCTCGATGTGCTCACGCATCGCAGCCAGATTTCGAGCTTGCGTCTCTTCCAGCGGCTTGTCTGGCGATCCAAACAACTCCGGACGACCTAGGGCGTCTATCCCCTGCAACAACGTCTGCGTATGGGCCATTTCAGCCTGTTGACGACGCTGATGAACCATCTGCTGCTCCTGCTCGGAGCGGTGGCGCAGATAGCCGTCGATGTGGTTCAGCTTTTGTTCCAGGGCTTCAGCCTTCTCGGCCTTCACAAGTGCGGTCTTGATGACGGCGAGCATATCCTCGTCCCATCCCTTGTCCCGCAAGTCCTGAATCTGATTCTCCACAGAAGGAACGGTCGCTTCGGGGGTCTCGTTTGCGGGCGGATTACTCGCCTGAGCTTCCGGCTTACCCTCAGCCGGTTTCTCTGGCGTCGACGTTGCAGGGGCAGGCGTCTGCGCCTTCAACATCTTTGCTGCTTCCCGATCCAGCAGCTTCGTCGCCCACGCGACTTGTTCAGTCGTCATCCCAGCGACATCCTCTTCGCTAAGTCCGTACTGACGAGCCATCTCAGCCAACTCCGGACTAATCTTCGGAGTCGCCTCTGCGTTGCCGGATTTCTCTTCGGCAACGCCCTGTTCCGCCGGGACAGTGTCTTCACCCTGCCCTTTATCTGCGGGAGCCTCCGCTTCAGGAGTCTCGACCGCTTCTGGTGTTTCGTCTGACTGTGCCGCAGGGACCGTATCGTCTGATTCCGGTCGTTCTCGTTCCGCAGCACGTTCTACTGACGCCAAGAATTCTGGCGGCAGACTGCTTTCTTTTTCTTCCTTATCCCCTGCCATCACTCCGCTCCCGAAACGAAAAAAGACCGGCGGTTTTCCCGCACGGCCTTCCACGAAAAGGCAGCGAAGTTCGTGGCTTCTCACCGAGGATCAGTCGGCTTCAGCCCATCAGCGATCGACCGTGAAGGTTGACCGCCGGTTCTTGTTTCAATTTGTCTATGTGATCCCCTTTTGCGTCCCCTCCAATGCGGCACACACCGATTGGACTCTCTCCAGTATTTCGGCAGGCGTATAAGTCGCGTACACTGGATTTGCGATTGCCTGACCAACAAAATACTCAAACTTCGACAGACCCCCGAAGATATTCAGGGTCGCACCCGTCGCGTGCGGCACTAATTGATGTGTCGGATACGCCATCGGAGTATCGTGACACTGCACGTCGAAGGTTCTTTCCTGCCCAATTAACGGAACTCGATCCATACTCACAACGCCCCCTGTTTCGCCCTGAACCGTTCGAGGATTTCTTTCTTCCTCTTCGGATCAACTCGCGGCTTTTTCTTCTCTGGTTTCTTGATCTCCACCCCTGCGCCGGTACGACCGGTCGCAACCATCCCTTTAGCGTCGAGATACTTCTTCCAGTTGCCTGGGCTGGCCCCTGAAACGCTCGCCAATCCATCCTTGGTGTCGTTCACAGTGATTCCGCTCAACCCCTGCTCTCGTATCCAATCGGCATGTTCCTTCGCCTGCGATACTGGAATTCCCGCCGACAAGCTCTCGTGACCCGACCCCCAATAGCACTCGTGCCCACCGGGAGCCTTCCTCGCCTTCAGCATGTCGTCGAGAGTCGCCTTATCCTTATCGGCCCTGTCGGCTCGCCACTTATCCAGGGCCGCACCTTCGAGCCTTTCACCGTTGACGATCACTGCGTAGGACATAACCCCTCCTCTAACTCCGAAAACGGAGCCACGTCTGGCAGACTGAACGGCACAAGCTCGTCGAAGGTCTCGTGCTCCCAGGCCCGCGATAATCTTGTTTTTGTCATCACCACATGAACCGATCACCTCAGTAATTTTTCCAATACATCGCACGACAAATTCGATACGATGACTCATCAAGCGATCTCATGAAACATAAGCACATTACTTGACGAAACATCCATTGAATATCGCCAACACCCATGCTTTGCTAAAAACTGATCCCAGGTAAAACACAACTTAAGCCACTCTCTCCAATTCGATTTACTCGACATCTCCCCTACCCCTGATCGTTACTGTCGGACATCGCCGACATCGCCTGCATTCTCTGAACACGCTGCCCCTGCGGCGTATTCCCCCCGGAAACACTCTCTCGCACATAGTTCCGTGTCGTACTTGGCGACATTCCTGGACCGTCGCTGCTCGTCGCAGACGGCGGCACCGCTTGACCACCAAACTTGATCCACTGTCGCAGGGCCGGTTCGTCGAGGTACTCAGCCAATGTGTCGATCATCTGTCGGAAGTCGATCATTCCGCCCGCTGCCATCAACGGCTGCATCATCGGAGCGAACACGGTCCCGACCAGCCCAATGAGCTTCTGTGCTCGCTCTGCCGGGGACTGATACCGCATCGAATACGGTTCAACGTTGTGCGAATACTGATCGAACTTGCCCTGTCGCTCGTCCGGAGTCCACGTGGCGTCGATCGGCACACTGACGCCCGGTATCTGCCGAGTCGCCGCGATCGTCTTTGTCTGGTCGTCCCACAGCATTGAGCACAGGGACCGAATGATTCCCGCCGTCCAGCCGACGACCCGCTGAGCCATCTTCGCATCGACCGCCGACACCTGCCCGTGAATCAGCTTGTCTTGCGTTGCCGTCGCTGCCTGCGGCCCCAATCCGTTCCTCGCGTCGAGATTCCCGGCCTGACGGCTGAACGCCCCTTCGACCACCTGATGGAACATCATCGTCTGCTGATCGACGCCGTTGAACGAGATTTCGCGTATCGCCTCCGGATTGTTCACCCGGACCATGTCGCCGTTCTTGGCTTCTTTGACGTTCTTGGCGTCGTTGGGATCGCCGGAATACGTCGCCATCGTCTTACGATTGACGGCATCTGAGGCCAACTTGCGCCACAGCTTGTTTCCCAACTCGTCGAGGTTCGCGAGGTGTTGAGCTGGACCCATCCCGATAACGGCATCCGGAACGTCGATAAACGTCAGCCGATGGAACGGCCCGTCTTCGTACTCCCAATCCGTCACCATCAGGGGCGGAAGCGTCTCGTCCCGGACGAGAATGACCCACTTCGATTCCCGCTTCAGGTACACATCGAGCAACGTCACCATCGGCTCGATATCATCGACGTCGGTCTCGTTCTTGCCCTGCTCGTCCGCCCGCTCTTGATGCTCGTACTTCCGATCCGACCACTTACTGTCAGCCTTGATCCGCTCGACAACCGCTTGGTCGAACCTCGAATCCTCCCTGATTTCCGACAGTGGGACGCGGTACTGATGCGTCTCAAACCGAACTTCGTCGTCGCATGACGCCGTCATGTCAACCACATAGTCGTCGAGCGACACGCACCACGCCGACAGCTTGCCAGGGTCCACTTGGACCGTCTGAGGAACAATTTGCTGAGACAACTGGTACGCCACCCACGTTTCCGGCGGGTCGTACATCCCTGGTTCCGGCGGAAAATCCGGATTCATAACATCGACATACTTCCGGCTCGGAACCCTCGCACACTTCACGACCGCAAACCCGAAGAACGCATCGAGCACACCCCGCTGAAGGACACCCTCCAACTTGATCTCTTCGATGAGCCGATTCGTGCTCGCCTCGTAATTCGCTGCGAACGCCGTCAATTCAGGGTATTGCGTACTGATCGAGCACCGAGGCCGATCCCCTGCCAACGACATCATGTAGCTATCTGCTGCCAGGGCCATTTGGTTCGCAACCACAACCTTTTGGTGTTCGCTGGACGACCCGTACTTGTCCCCGATGTACTGTTTGACGAGCGCAATCCGGTTCTTGCGGAACGGACGAAGCATCTTCTCGCTCGTCTTCCACACCTTCCAGAATGACGCCAAGTCGTCAGGGCGAGTTAGATCAAGCATGTTGCTCCACTTGCTGTTCGACCCTGTGCATCGCATCCCGCAGCAACGCCCAGCTCTTCGAGCGAGGGTCGTTATCCGTCAGGGCTGCAAACAAACAGTTGTGAGCACCGCAGGAGTCCTGAGTGGCAAACGCCAACATCAGGTCTATGAACTTGCGAGTACGTGCGATATTTCCCATGTGAACCCCCTAAATGCAGAATGGTGGAATCGAACCACCCACGCCCACGTGCCAACTTAGGCTGGCTGCGGGCCGTCGCCTTGAACGTATTCCGCAAAGAGCCAGGGGCGGAGTTGCACCGCTCGGAGGGCGTTCTGCCACAACCCATCGCTACGAAAAGTCCCCGGCATAACATTTAGTTCGGCACAACCCGCAGCAATTAGAAATACATCCCCGGAATTTCTCCGATCTTATTCCTGATGTTCCGTCTGTTTTCGCCGAGCGTCCCGCCGGAACGCTCGCAGGGAGGTTTGCTCGGTGTTCGATCTTTTCAGCTTCAATTCTCGTTCCGCCGCCTTCACTGAATTGATGCGGCTCAACTCGACAGACTCGCTTCCCCTCGGCAAAACATCCCTGTTCTACAAGGCTCTCTGTCCGCCCGACCCTGAGCAGAACATCGACTACCGCAAACGAGTGATGGAACTCGCCTACGATCACCCGCAGGCCGAAGAGTACCGGCACCTCTTCTACACCCTGGCGTCCCGCGACATTCTCTTTTGGGTGAACACGTTCGTTTACACGCACTCGCCAAAAGACTTCCCCGATTCTCCCATCCGACCCTTCGCGACGTGGGAGAAGTACCAAAACCGCGACATCCTGAAGATCCAGGCCGCGATTGGTAACTACGACTTGACGATCACCAAGTCCCGCGACATGGGCGCAACAAACATCTGCTTGCTCCCGATCCGGCATCGCTGGCAGTTCAAGGCCAACCAACGCTTCCTTCTCGCCTCCGAGAAAGAAGACCTTGTCGAAAAGTCTGGCGACATGCGTGCCCTGTTCGAGAAAATCGACTTCATCGACCGCTACATGCCGAACTGGATGCTCCCGACAGGGCGGGAACTCGGCAACTCCGACCCGCACCGCACGAACAAACATCTCGGCAACGCCGACAACGGTTCGACGATCGAAGGTGAGGCGACCGTCCGCAATCTCGGACAGGGCGACCGCTTGACCGCTGTCCTGATCGACGAATACTCCTCGATTCCCTTCGCCGAGCACATCGAGCGTGCCACCCGCGACGCCACAAAATGCCGTATCCGCAACTCGACCCCCAAGCCCCGTAACGCCGAGGGTGCAACCTTCTTCCGGTACTTCGACCGCGAGATGAAGCGTGACTCGTCCGACGACAATCCCCGCCTGATCGTCGAGCACTGGACCCAGCACCCGCTGAAAGCCGCCGGTCTCTACAAAATCGACGACAACGGGCAGAAGATCGTCCTCGACCCTGAAGCCTACGATTGGCGACAGGACTTCCCATTCACCGAACGCAACAAGCCCCACTCCCCGTGGTACGACGAGCAGTGCGAACGTGCGAACTCGAAGGTGGAAATCTCCCAGGAACTCGATCTCGACTTCTACGGCCTTGGTCGCAGGGCGTTCGACGCCGACCTACTCTCGCGACTCCGTCTCCGAGCCAAGCCGCCTGCCGCGACCTACCAAGTGTTCCTCGACGACAACGGCAAGCTCCTGATTCTTCCGAACGTGGACGGCAACTTCCGTCTCTGGTGTCCCTTCGGATCGCAGGAACCACCCGTCTCGGACTACATCTTCGGCGAAGACATCGCCGCAGGGACCGCCGGGGACTCTTCCTCGAACTCCGCTATCTGCATCGTCGATGCCCGCCTGAAGCAAGTGGCCGGAACCCTGAAGGACAACTCGATCGACCCTGGCCGCTTCGCGCAACTCTGCTTCGCCCTCGGAAAGCTCTTCCACGACGCTTTCCACTGCCCTGAAGTGAACGGCCCGACCGGGCAACAGTTCCTCGCCGCGATGATACCCCTGACGACGAACATGATCATTCGCGGGCAACACGTCGAGAACGAGCACTCCCGCAAGTCCAAGCGGTACGGCATCCACAACAACGACCGTGGCACCCTGCTACTCTCGCAGCTCCAGATCGACCTGCGGGACAACCACATACACATCCCGGACGAAGACACCCTCGACGAACTCGCCGAGTACGAAATGGCTGACGACGCGAAGTTCTCGCACGGCGGAGCAACCGACCCCAACTCCGCAGCACACGGCGACCTTGCAATCGCAACCGCCGGTGCCGCCCTCGGTCTCCGAGAACGCCCCGCCCCCGATCCCCCGATCGACCTCACGACATCCCTGCCCGAACTCGGAGACTCCTTCAACCCCGAAGACAACCCTGACGCCGAACTCTACTTCGGCTGCATGGCCTACCGAGACAAGCTCCGCGACAACTCAGGGTTCGATGCTTGGGAACCCTAACGCAGTTACGCCGCGACTGAACTCTTTGGAAACCAGTAGTCCATATTCTCCCACGCGACGGATTGCCACAACGCAAAGTTCTCGTGGTCGTCTCCGTACCACCCACACGCAAACGGAGCATGAGCCTCCACCAACGCGATCTCTCCGGTATCCAGTCTCCCAAAGTCCACCGCCCCTGAGAACCCCTCCGGCCACTCGATCCAAAGCTCTGGAGCAATAGAATCCTCGTTCTCGCCCTGATACCAACACGCGTCTACCACACATCCATCCGCGACGTAGTACCGCCACTCATCGACAAACTTCACGACATCCGACAAGTAACACCAGACGTTCGGAACCCTCTCTCCGACAGTCAAAATCCGAGTCGGATGCTCGTCGCTCTTCCACGACTTTGCGTCCTTGAAAAACAACGGGGCACCAACGACTGTTCTTTCCCCAAAGTGTGACGGACGGAACAACGCCAACTCTCTCCGTCTCCAAGCCTTCAAGAACGTTGGGTAAAAATCCTTCAGACCCAATGCGTCGTCGCCCAGCACTCGCTCGCAGAACTCCACACTCCCGATCGGGATGCAACCCGGAGGACACTCTTTCGCAGGGATACATAAGACAGGTATCCCCAGCCTGCGTGCCCCTGCCGTAATCGCCATCTGCTCTCGCGACCAATTCCCTTGCTGAAGACAGAACTCCATAACTCCCCCTAGAAATCCCCTGCCGATCCGCCCCTTCGGACTCTTGTTCGTTCGCTTCCTCGAACTCATGGCTGCCACTAAACATCCTCGGCATCGTAAACAATCCTGTACTCACCGTTGTCTTTCTCCTTCGGCTGAACCCCAATCACCGGGAGCTTCTTCGGGTTCGCGTCTCGGAAAGCCCTATTCATCATCCCGCGACGAGTCTCGGCAAGACTGATCGCCTCCAAACGCTGGCGGTAGTTGTTGCGAACTTCTGCGTCACGCTGAGCAACCTGCTCTATGGATGTGCCAGACTGGTTCAGGTACGCCCTTGCGTGCATCAACAGTTTAGCCGAGTCCATAAACATCCCAAGTCCTGCATTGCATCGACCACACAAAAGCCCTCTCACCTTGCCAGTCTTGTGGCAATGATCAACAACCAACTTGTCGCCGCACTCCATCGCACAGATAGCACACAGACCGCGACACGTCTCTCGCATTGCGGAAAATTGCTTTTCTGTCAGACCATACTTCGACAGTCGAGCTAAATGGTTGGCCCGTTTTGGGTCGCGAGGCGGGCGATCCTTCTTAGAACGACCTGACCTGCGACACTCCTTCTCCAACTCCTTCACGCTCGCCAGGAACGCATTTGACATCGTCGTTCTCATCAACAAGCACCCTCTCTAAATACTCGTCAACAGCCCTTCGGACCAACTCAGATACACCCAAACCCTTGACGCGAGACAAGGTTCTGAGCGACTCGATCTGCGAATACGCTAGGTGGAAATTAACCCGCTTCATGAACACCCTCCTGTTTAGATCGGGATAAAAGGTGTGTATGAGTAGCACACTTCAGAAAATGCGAAAAGTCATCGTGGGGAGGAGTGAGGTTAGGTAACGGTACCCGGCGTCCGAAGGGGTGGGGGTCTGGTTCACTTTCCGGGGCCGAAGTTTTCCCAGGCCGACCCAGCCACGCCCACGCCTGCCGCTCGATCTCCGACCCATGTTTCGCTGTCCATGCGTCGCCAAGTCCTTTCTAGACAACAAGATAGACACACCGACCACGTGCAGCCTTAGGCCACAGCAGCCCACGCCTATAGCTCGCAACCCTCTACGCACCAACGACTTGACGCCACGAAGCGAAAGCGTGTTTCATAGACCGAGCACCACCCAGCCGGATCGCTGTCAGTAGTTTCCCCTTCAGCAAAATGCTACACTTCTCGCTCCGAGAGTGTTGCAAAATGCTACACTTCTTGCCGTCCCGCCGGAACACCGCCGCCGAAACCGAGCAATCTCTAGCCACTCCCACCTCTCCTTCCTCCGTATCGCTCGTCACGTGTCCCGCTTTTGTCCCGCCGTTGGCCCATTGCCTTCACCGCTCACCAGTTCCACTCCTTGGCCTTCTCCGTTCCGCGTCTGCTCTCCCTTGCCTGTCTCTCTTCTCTCTTCCTTCTACGCCTTCGTTCGCCAGGGTCCGAGCCTTCCGCCTGCCCTGCTCTCGCCCGCTTCGTCCCGCCGGAACACCTCACCGCTTCACCGCTCCGGGCCGCTCGCCCGTCTCCGTCTCTTGCCGCCATGTCCGACCGTCCCGATCGACCTCTCTTTGTCCACTTTTCTACATTCTGACAAATTCTCTCACTCTGGCGTTGACTGAATCTCGATCATCTGCTCTATTACGCCTCGCCAGGGTCCAACCCTCCCTGCTCAGTGCCGCACGTCACGGATCGTGCCGAGAAACGCCGTCATGTTCTCCGCCCTTGCTCCCTGCTTTAGCTCAACCAAACTCTGGTTCGTTCACGTCCCGGTCAATCGTGCTATGTGGTCTCTCGTGTGCCACGCTCGCCAGTATGGCAGCGGCCAGGGCTGGAACGCTGAGCAAACCGCCGCACTCCACGAGCACTACCAAACGCTCATTGCTCTTGCTTCGTTCTAATCTTCAACAGGGTCGGAACGCTCCGACCCTGTCGATATATCCCGTGAGTGATGGACCTCACACCGATCAGAAAGGGCACACAAATGCCGACAGTCACCTATTCCCCCGAAGACAACAAAATCCGCCTCTATGTTGGCAGGGTTCCCCGCGACGAGTACGAGACGCTCAGGGCCGCAGGCTTCGTCTCCACCCCCAAACAGAACTGCGATTTTGTCGCCACTTGGACCCCTGGACGCGAAGACCTCGCGAAAGAGTACCTTGAAGACGGTGAAGACATTGGCGACGAGGACTACAGCCCTGAAGAGCGTGCCGCCGACAGGGCCGAACGCTTCGGAGGCTATCGAGACAAGCGAGCCACTGAAGCCGGTGCCGCTGCTGATGTGTTCGAGTCAGGGCCGCAGGCTTTCGGCTCCCAATCTCTCGCCAGGGCCGAGCGTCAGGCCCGCCGACACGATCGGCACCGCGTCTACGCTGTCTCTCAGTGGTCTAAGGCTGAGTACTGGCAGCAACGCACCGCCGGAGTGATCGCCAACGCTCTCTATAAATCCTCGCCGCATGTTCGCAGGGGCCGCATCTTGACCCTCGAAGCCGAACAGCGGAAACAACTCGCGTCGATCGCAGAGTCACAGGCGCGATACGATGCTTGGCACCGACTCGCCACGATGGAAGGAGCCGACGACATGCTTCCGCTCAACGAGGATGGCTATGTCTCCGGCGAGCTGAACCCAGCCCAACGGCTTGCCTGCACGCTCGCCAATCACGGCAACGGCTGGTCCTCATTCTGGCACCCTACATGCGAAGCCGCTAACGAGAAGTCGAGGGAGGTCCACAAGACCTACGGCGCAGGGTTCAGCCCTTACGACCTGTTGACCAAGACCGTTTACATTGGCACACAGTTCGACCGCCTGACACCACGCCAAGTCGCCCAGCTCTACGTCAACAAATACACGAACCCAAGCAACCCCGGCACACACTCGCAACGATGGGCGAGCCATTACGAACTTCGCTTAGAGTATGAAAACGACATGCTTGCCAACGAGGGCGGAATGGTCGGCGAAGCTGACATCGAGGTCGGCGGTTGGATTCGTGGCGCAGACACAGAAACTTGGCTGCGACGTCTGCCTGCTGTTACGTGGCACCAAATCCAGGGAATCTCTCGCTCACCAAAGACCAAGCGAGTCACGAGCGTTAAAGTCAACGGCTTCACCCGCAGCGAAATCGAGAAGAACAACGGAAAGCCAGTCTTGGTCAGCGTCAACATCGAGCGTCTCGGCGAAGGTTGCTACAGGGCACCGACAGACGAGGAGCGGGCCGCATTCTCAGCCACAAAGAAAACCCTGAAGGCTGCGACGCCATCAACCCCGACAATCAATCCCACTCTCAAAGATGCTCAAGCCCTTCAGGACTTTTGGAACGCCGAAGCTCTTTCCGGCGGGAAAACGACCAAGGTCGTCGAGGTACGCCAGATGACACAGGCGGAGTTCAGCGGTCGCCTCAAGCATGAGCACGCCCAAATCTCTACGCACACCCTCGGAGGCCAACGCCTCAAGCTACGCACTGCCAGGGGCGGAGGCTTCTACGATTACCGCGCCGCCCGTCAAGTTATCGTCCTGACCGACAAGCCGCAGAAGTCATTGCCTCCCAATTGGGCCGTCGTCGAAACCTCAACGCCTGAACTCGTCGAGGCGTAGCAGATGGCAGGGCTGAGCCGTTCAGCCCTGTAATGCACTCCGGCGGAGCGTCCCGCCGGAACGGTCCAAAGTCCGAGGCTCTCACCATGTCACGATCCACCGGAATCCTCCGCCTGCGGCACCTTCGCGAAGTCACCGAGGCCAGGGCCGAAGAGATGGCCGCTCAGGCTCCTCGCTTCCAGAGACTTACCCGCGAAGACTCTGCCCCACGGGCTATCTCGTCGTTCAATCTCTTTCAGACTCCGCCGTCACTTGCTGCCAGGGTCGTAGCCTTGCTCGGTCGCACTGGCCGCACCCTGGAGCCGTCCGCCGGTCTCGGTCGCCTTTACCTCGCCGCCCGTGCTGCTGATCCATCCTCGCCCTTTGTGCTAGTTGAGCAGTCGCCCGACTGCTGCGGTGAGCTTTACAGGGCCACAGCAAACGACCACGACTGCCGGTTGATCCAGGGCGATTTTCTCGCCCAATCACCAACTTCGCTCGGACTGTTCGATTGCGTTGTGATGAATCCCCCGTTCAAGATGGGGCGAGACGTCAAGCACATCGAGCACGCTTTGCGGTTCCTCGCCCCTGGTGGTCGCCTCGTCTCGATCTGTGGCACAGGGTCGAGACGTCAACCGTTGTTCGATCGTGCCTCCCAAGTGATCCCACTGCCGCCCGGCTCATTCCGTTCCGAGGGGACAGGGGCCGAGGCTTCGATTGTTGCTTTCGATCAGGGCCGGTAGGTTCCAGCCCTGTCTCCCCACGTGCCGCAGGTCACGGACCCTGCAAAGGACTATTCGTTATGCCAGCACAACGCACAATCTTAGGCGCAGACTGCGACTGCCAGGGCTGCAACGTACCGCTATTTGCCGGGGAGGTCGGATATCGAGACCCGGAGACAGGGATCGTTGCCTGCTCCCCTGCTCATCTGGCCGACGCAGTTCAAGAGCGTGAGGATTTTGATTTGATCGCTCTGTTTCACTACAATTTCGACCAGGGCGGGAGGGTTCTAGCGTGACACTTGGCACCCTGCTCGCTCTACTCCCTGTTGCCGCTGTCTTGGCCGCAGGGCTGATTGCTTCGTTTGAACATCCAGCCCGATAACATCAAAGGAAACGACCATGAACTACGAAGTACGAACCGCGAACCACATCGAAAACACCGACCTTGACGGCGAAGTCTTTGCCACGCGAGAGGAAGCCGACCTGGCCGCTGCAATGGTTCGCTCCGATTACGGAGCTACCAAAAACGAATGCGACGTGTGCGAAACCAGCAGTGCGGTGACTACGACTTTCGCGGACTGGAACGCGAAAGGGTGGTAACACGCACACCGCCCAGCATCCTGATCTAGCGAACGCATCAAAAGGCATTGCGGCATTGCTTAATTTCACAGGGCTGGTACGCTCCAGCCCTGTCTATTTTTCTCCCGCCGGTGAGGGACCGACAAAAGACAACTATATGACCAACTCGGAAACCCACACTCTGCCGCGCACGGGGCAACCGCCGCTCCGTGTCGTCGGCACACTCGTTTACAGGGCCAGCAGCAGGCAGACCCCAACAAAGAAGGGTCGGCCCCTGGAGACTCGCTGGCATGAGCTGTCGGTCTATCTCTCTGAGTCCGGCCAGACGGTCGGTCACATCAGCTATCGCACCGAGTGGCCAGGGGAACTTGACGACGCATTGGCCAGGGTCGCTCCGATCCCTGACCTCGTCCGTTGGCTCGAAGACCACGACCCGACCGGAGCCGTTGTCGGTTTTCCGGCGGGACGGGGATTTGCCGACCGCCAGTCGGCCCTGCTCACAGCGGTCGAACACGGGTACGATCGTGCCCTGAGTGAGCTGCTCGCAGGGCTGGGAGTGACCGAAACCGTCGAATAGTCATCCCGTCCCGCCGGAACGCGGGAACGCGGGACAATCTTAGGCGCAGATTAGGCTGCGGCAATGCAGTGTAATCTGCGTTATGCCGATCCAAGAAGCTCGATCGCCGTTCGCAGCGACCGTGCCCAGCCATGAGCCGTGTTTCCCGCCGCGAGACTTTGACCCACGATCGCCTTTCGCACACTTGCCGGCGTCGATTTCGGCAAGTCCCAATCTTCCAAAAACTCAGACGGCATTCCTTCTCCGCGAACCATCTCGGCAGCCACCTTGACCAGCAGACTTTTTGCTCGCTCCACCGGACTCAGCGGACTTGGTGGCTCAGGCTTCCGCACGACCCGCGTGTCTTGCGAGCCGCACTTGGTGCAGAGCACATGCGGCACGATGTTGTCTTCGTGCTCAGCCGTGTTTCCGCAATCCCAACATCGTCGTTCGTGTAACGGCATAACAATTTCCTCTGCCGGACTGGGGTTAATCTTCTCTGACAGTTCTCGTTCTCTTCCTCGCCGGTGACTCATCGCCAGCCGGCAAGGAAAAGCGTTATGCGTCAAACTCACCCAACCCAAAAAGCAACTCTTCCACTTCCTTCATCTCGCAGTTGTCCGCATGCTTCCACGGTCGCGTTGGACTCCCGACAGTGTGGCACATGCGACACGTTTGGAAGTCACTCCCATGTACTCCGAAAGAATCCTTTGGGCACATCTTGTCGTACAAACGCTGCAAAACGTCGTGTGTACGTGTGTCCCATCCGCATTCCATGCAGACATGCCCCATGAAGTCTTCGCCTGTCTGCTCGTGCAGCGCGTCCCATGCGGCCAGGCCACCAGAACAATGCGGTTCGTTTGAGCCGCGATCTTCTGGCTGTTGGTCGTCAATCGTGTCTTCCATCGTCTCTCACCTTTCGCGGCCAAACGACCGCAAGCGTTCCAAAGACTCAAATACCCTACCGCTGTCTTGATCCGGGTCAGACCTTCGTCTCGACGCTCTGCGTATCAGCGGCCACGATCAGAGCACCATCGGTTGTCTCACTTCCCGGCGGGCCGCTTGTCCAATTCTTTCTCGGCCAAGATCGCCGCCACGTCGTCGATGTGCAGGCAGTCGCACAAACAGGCGTAGTCGTTCGCCGCTTGAATAATCGCGATGTTGCCGTTGCAGTGGTCATTGCCCGGAACCGCGCTGTGAAGAACTCCGAAGGACTCAACCTTCCCGCCTTGGAGCTTCACGATCTTATCGCCGTTGTGGGCTTCTCGCCCGTTTCTGTAGTGCATCTCAACTCCCTTGCTTTGGAACAACTGCATGAACGGGACCGGTTCACGCTGTTTGAAGTAGTAGGCCGCAGTCCCCGGCCCGTTCTGGTTGCAACCTAAAACGTCTTCCCGCCGTGCATTCGTTCCCGGCCCCGGTTCATAGCCATCTTTGCCACGATCGCCTCGCCGACTCGCCACCCGCGAGCACATGCGGCATCCATTATCCGGATCACCACATCGGCAAGCTCGGCCTCGACGCCCTGGAACTCAGGGACTTTGTCGTCAGGGCCGTTACCGTGTCGCAACGCTTCCAGTGCCTCGGACAGTTCCGAGTGCATCAGGGCGATCATCTCGCCGTCGTTGCGATCCCTGTCCCACCAGCCTTTTTCCCTGGCTGTCTCGTGGACCTCTCTGGCTGTCTCACGCCACGTCTCAACAAACAAGTTTCCCACACCAAGCTCCCCTACTAAGAGTCCGACTCTTCTCGTAATTCACACCGTTGGCAGTAGATACAAAATCGACACTCGATCTGTTTTCCCTGGCGGTCCTCGCGAGCTGTCCACGGTCCATAACTGTGCTCTACGCAACTCGTCGAGTAAACCGGGGCGTACTCCAATTCAACCTCGAATTTGAAACCGCACTTCTCGCACTCCATCTCACCGATATCGTCCTCGTGAAGTCCTGTCGGCTGATGCTCGTGCTCGCACTTCGGGCAGTCGATTGTGTCCATTCCTGCCTCTCTCCCCTGTTAAAACGGAACGTCTCCATCACCGCCCGGCGGAGGGAACGCCCCTGCCGCTGCGTCGTAGTCAGGGCCATCCCCTTGATTGTTCGGCTCTTGTTGCTGACGAGGTGATCCACCATCACCCTTGCTGCCGAGCAACTGCATTGAGTCGCCGATAACCTTCAGTTTGCTTCTTTTCTGCCCTGACTCCTTATCCGTCCACGAGTCGAGCGACAGCTTTCCGCAAATCAGAATTGCCGACCCTTTGCGGCAGTATTCGGCACATACCTCGGCGGTCCTATTCCAAAGAGTCACATCCACAAACACGCACTTCTCTACCATCTCCCCAGACTTAGCTTTGTACTTCTCGTTTATCGCCAATCCAACCTCAGTAACCGCCGCACCTCCAGGGGTGTACTTCAATTGAACATCGCGGGTTAAATTTCCCATAAGAGTTACTTGATTCAGGCTTGGCATTCTTGCATCTCCTTGCGTTGTCTTGTTCTCTTTGGCGGCATTGTAAATATCACACCCACTGCCAAACCAATTTTGAGGCGATGCCTCGCAGTCGAGTACGGAACATTGTAAATCTCGCACCACTCTTTGAGGCACCTAGTGACGCCATCTATGGCTATCATCCTGTTGTCCCTTCTGTTTCTCTGCTGCTCCTTCTTTGTTGCCCATCGACAGTTTCCAGGCTCGTAATTGCCGTTCATGTCAGGCCATCTGTCGAGCGTTTTTCCTTCGGGACGAACTCCCATATCGCTCAAAAAGTCCTCGAATGAATTCATCCATCTTTCACACACGGTTATACCGCGACCACCATAGCTACTGTATTCCGTGGCCTTTTCATTTGTGCATCGTGCCTTCATCGTTGCCCACGTATAATAAGTCCCCGACTTGTGCATTCCGTGCTTCACATTCCTCCTGCCAAATCGTTCCTCTCTCAGGCATCCACAGTGACCAGTTATTTTTGCTGATCCATGCTGTAGGATGATCGTGCCTCCACAATCACAATTCCACATCCAGTGATACGCTGCTTCACCTCTTCTCTCATGGGGGAGCTGTGCCACCAAGAGTCCGCACCTCACTCCTTTTATATCTCTGTACTTATTAACAGATACCTCTTTGCCTGACGCATCTTTCATGCTCGAACTCCAACAAAAAACCGTTGGCTAAACGACTAGCGGATCGTCCAACCAACGGCCAAGCTCTGCTTTCGCAGAGATGTGAATTTTGAAGCCGCCGCTAGACAGCTTCCGTTGGAATCGGCACATAGAGAAATCTGTTATTACTTCTTTAGCAGCAACCACTGAATCATCTCCCTTTTGTAGTTCTCGTATGGCTCAGGGAGCTGACCCTGCGCCTCTAACCAATCGACAAACGGCACTCCCACGATCTTGCTCAACACGTCGGCGTCGAACTCTTTTGGCAGGGCCGGATCAATCTGGATGCCAGCCAGCTCGGTCAGCATCTCGTTATGCACCTGCTTCTGAAACTTGGCGTAGAGGCAGGCCATGCGGAACTCGTTCGGTGCCTTGTCGTGCCCGTAACTGTGAGCCGCCGCCCCGACTATGATCAGGTTCGTCCGCATCTCCTGCTCACGAGTCCCTCGCCCGAAGATGTGATGCACCTGCTTCTCGCTCGGCCCGTTCCAGCACAGGGACCACTTGTGCCACACCAGCCCGTCGAGGTACGCACTGACCTCGCAGTGCGATACCTCCTGATGGTACGCCACGCAGGCCAAGGTCCGAGCCTTCTTTACCGACAGGGTTCTCTGCGCCGCAAGAATGTCGTCCGTGTCGTAGGCACGCCCCAACGCTTCGTTCCTGTCCTGCTGATCCATCAGGCTACCTCGGTCCATTATTTCTCGCTCCGTGCATCAGGGTCCGTCACGTCGTCGCTTGTCTGTCCCGCCGGAACGCTGTCACTTGCCGGGGGCGACTTCTGGTCGTCGAGGATCGCCTTTAGCGTCGCGTTCGCCTGTCGCCGGGGGTCTGGTCCCTCCGCCTCCGGTCCCTGCGGATTGACTGCGGTGAGCAGCAGCAGCAGGTTTGCCACCGTTTCCACCGCTCTCACCTCGTGGCTGTCCAGCTTGGGGATGTTCTGTCCGTTTTGGATCAATACTCGCATTCTCAGGGTTCTTTCGTTCTGAGGCAGGAGCAACCGGCCCTGACTCGATCTTTGGTACGTCTGGCGCAGGGACTTCCTGAGCCAGTTCAATTGCATCCATCTCCGACAGCACCGTGCGTATCGACTCACGGGCGCTGATCGAAAGCCAGGGTTCTTTGTTTCCGACCAACAACCGCATTCTGGTCATCAACCGGGACTTTCCGCTGTCCCGTCTCGCCCTGATCACCAGGGCTGCCATCTCCGTCGCCGTCAGGGACGACTTCTCCAAAAGTTTCTGCCCCAACATCAGGGCCACACTGTCCGCCTCGGTAAACTCCCGCATATCCCTCTCCGAACACTTCCAATGGGCAATCAATCAACCGAGTCGGCAGGAAGCCGAGCCACTCACCAGGGCGATTCGAGTCCAGGGGAGGACCATTGAACGTGCAGAAGTGTTGCTCGCCCTGATAATCAGCCTGCGGCACTCCTCGCATCGCGAGAAGATGCTCGCAGCCCTGGCGGGACCGCAGTTTCTCTATCACAATTCAACGTCCCGACCAGTGGCTAAACTGAGGGCTTCCTGCATTGAACGCACTTCGCAGGCTTTTTTTGCACGTTCCGCCTGCGAATTAACGATCCGGACGGCGTCTGAGTGCATTGAAGAACTCCACGTGCGATACGTCGGATTGGAGTCCACTTTGAATAACTTCAGCAGTTTGGTGACTCGCTCTAAGTTATTCTCAAGTCGCTTTTTCAGGGCAATAAGCAACCCAACCCAACCCACATCGTGGTACACAGAGTGCATACTGAACCGATCCATCTTCGGTGACACCAGAAGTCCACCGTGCCCAGCATGAATTCCTGTGACTATTCTCTTCGTTCCCATATCGTCTATAACGGCGATCGAGAGTTTTTTCCTGACCGAAGCCTCGTTGTCTTTGATGTGCCTCGTGATCGCTTCCTGCAACGCTGAGTACGACTGATAGGCGATAGACATCTCATCGAAGACGAACCGATAATTTCGGTCCACATGGAACTCGAACCCTTCGCACGTTCCCTTAGCAACAACATCTTCAGCCACTTCTTCCGGCATCTCACTTCTCCTGCTGTAAACGGTCTCTTGAAACTCCCTTGGCGACGCCACTCCATAACTCTGAGCCAGGGGCCGGGCACATCGACACCCGACGTGTTTCCCTGGTCTTACGATCCCAAAAAATCATGAACCCTTCGTGTTTGAACTTCCCTTCGAGGATCGCGAACCGATCCCCGTACCGCTTGTGAAACAGCCCCTTGAGCTGTGCGAACGTGGCACTCTGGTTGCCCTTGCAGTTAACGCTCGGCCAGTACAGTTGGTTCCAATGCTGTTGAGCTTCTTGCAGGCCGCTCTTCGACTTCGCGAAGTCTTCATCGGAGAACTTCTTCAGTCGCCCGTTGGTCTGAATCACCTGCCACTCGGATTTTGAGAACTCTTTGCCGCAGTCCGGATACACACACTTCTTGCCGTTCTTTTCCCATAGGGACAGCTTCATCGGTCGATTACATGCAGGACACTTCTTCACCTCGCCGTCATCCTCCGCCGCTCCTGCATCGCCGTTGCAGAACTTGCACTTCTTCCCGTTCGCCTCCCACACTGCTTTGAGCTGCGACCGATGGCAAACAGGGCATTTCACTCGCTCGGCGTTCTGTCGTTCCTTTGCACTCTTGACCGTATCCCCCAGCTCCCATTCGAGGTCTTGGTTCGGACTCGGTTGATCACGCCAATGCCCGGCATGGTCCTGAATCAAACACCGTGACTTTCCCGTTTCACCGTAGGCTCGAACCCCACGCCCTGCCGCTTGAATCCAGAACGCAATACTGTTGATCCTCGTGGCGAAGATGATGTGTTCCAGCCAGGGCCAGTCCACACCGAGAGAGAACACCAGACGATTCCACACGATCGAGATGATCCCCAATCGGCTCAACTCGCTGGCCACCTCTCTTGCCGCCTCGCCTCGATAGACGACCCTCTCTCCGTCTGGTCGCTTCTCCCCGAAATACACCTTCTCACCGTCGATCGAGCAACAGGCGATCCCACGCTCCCAACCCTCGTCCACCAACCACAGACAGGACTCGACATTCGGCCCGAATCCCAGGGTTGGTCGGCACTCAGGGTTGTATTCCTGCCAATGGTCGTAAATCTTCCCGACCACCCGTTGAATCATGACCCGCTTCGCCATCTCATTCGGCGAGTTCTCCCCGTTGTTGATCTTCCCGACATGCCGCAAATCAATCTCTTCCGGACACCGCATTTCCGCCGGGACGAGCGCCCCGACCGCTCGCATCTGGCTCGGTCTCCCCCAATAGATCATCTCTTCATTGAAGCCCAAATTGACAGGGGTTGCCGTCTGACCCAACTGAAACGCCCCGTGCCCCCAATGCCATTGCCATGCCTCTTTCGGGAACCCTGTCGAGTTCGCATGATGCTCGTCCCATATGCAGAACTTCGCATCGTGAAACTCCCGCTTCGACCGCTCCTTCACCGCCGACCGTTCCGAAGGGACCATGATCAGTTGGCAGGGTTTTCTGATATCGAGAGCCTCCGGCATCCCTGCCCACCTCACCCCGTGCTCAATCCCTGCCTCGACGAAACCCTTGTGTGTCTGCTTCAGTAACATCTGGCGATGGATGTAGAACGCCGATGTCGTTCCCTCTTCGTAAAGACGGTTCAGGATCAGTCGAGCCGTCCTCGTCTTTCCAAACCCTGTCGGAGCCACCGCCACAACCGATCGCACCCCGCTGTCTCGCAACTCGAACGTCTTCTTGACCGCCGCATCCTGAATCGCCCCCCAGGCCGCGAAGTCGATCGGTCGGCCCTGCCTCACGCCCCACTGAGGCACCACCATCCGACGACGCTCGATGTACCGACAGAGCCTCCACATCTCAGGGACCGGAGCCTCTTCGCCACCAATCGCCCGCTCCTGCTCCGTCAGCTCGTGCAGCTCATGAATTTCGTCGGTGTCGAAAAGTGTCGCCATTGTCACTCGCACCCTGTAAAAACACCCCGAACCCAAGCAGTTGTTCGCGAAAAAGGACTCTTCTCCTGCGGCTCATATTGGGCCGGAGGCTATTGGATCGTCGCTCGATGTGGTCACAGTCCCAACGATTGAAACGACCACGTTTGAGGCCAGGGCTACTTCGATTTCAGATTCACCTTCGACCGCTTTGCCCAATCCTTGATCTTCTTCGAGAGAATCTCTTCAAGGTCCGTCACAAAGGCGTCCAAAGTCCGTAGGCTCTCCTCGCCGTGCCCGTCCGCCTTGTTCAGCTCTTTCCCCGCCGCTGCCGCCCTGGTCAACGCGGTCATCGCTTCGCCAACCTTCTTCAGCATCATCAACAGGGTCGATTCGATCTTGTCCTTCGTGAACACCGTCCCGGCGGAAACAACGTCTCGCACCTCGTTGTACGTCGTCCTCGGTTTAGCCGTCCCCTGTATCACAGCCTCCGCCATCTCCGGAGATTTCCGCTCGATCGTCAGTGCCCGGCTCAAGACCGGACGACTGATCCCTGTCTCGTTATGAATCTCCGTCAGGGTCACAGCAGGGTTATTAGCGACCCGCTCCTTGATCAGTATTTGAGCGTACTGAGCCAGGGACAGATGCCGCCGATGCAGGTTCTCCGCGAGAATGAAATTCTCCATCGCCTGCTCGACTTCACGCTCGTCCGTTGCCGTGAACGGCGGAATCCATTCGACGAACTTCTGAACAACAGGGATACCCTCGGCAATCAGTTCGTCGCTCGCCCGCACGCGATGCCGCCCGTCGAGCACTTCGCCCCTGAACATCACAATCGGATGCCGCTCGTCGAACCCATTGTTCGCCATCGACGCCTTGAACGCAGCAAACTGATCCGCAGGCATCTCTGGTAACACCAGACAAAGCCGGTGGTACTTACGCTTCTCGCTCATTTCGATTCACCCTTCCATGCTGTAGTCAATACCTTGATCGCTTCTGACAACTTGGCACTACTGGCTGACCGCATCTCTGCCAGGGCCGGGAGTCCATGCTTCAGCAGGATCGACTCCTTCGTGGCGTCGTCGGTCCCTCCGAGGTTCGATAGCAGCATCGAGAACGTCCGACCCTTACCCTTGATTTCTTCCTGCATCTCGCAATGCAGCTTCAGCCGATCGAGCAACTCAACCGCCGCGTCGTAGCTCTCTGGCGGCTCCGTCCCTGCCAAATCGACGTACTGCTTACCCAGGTTCTTCTGGTACTGAGCCAGCTTGTCGGTGATCTCCCTGTTAGTCAGCCTCGACGGATCGAAGTTCCGATCGTCTCGCTCATCAACCTCTTGCTCGCTCCCCACGCGAGGAATCATCAACAGGCCACGCAGGAAATAGCCCCACGAGAACGTGCTCGCTGACGCCACCGCCTTGTCGAGAGGCTTCCCCTTCTCAGGGATGACCGCCATGTCAAAGCTCATTGTCTGGTAGAACCCTGACTCGTGGATGACGTGGAACGTCGTCCGCAGGGTCCATGACGGCCTTTGGACGATCATCCCTTCCTTATTCTCGACATCGACCATCTCACCCTTATCCATCTGCGATCCGACAGCCACGACCGCCAATCCGCACTCACTCAGAACCTCTTTCGATTCCTGAATCACCCGCTCAGTGCTCACGAACTTGGCGACGTAACTGGCCTTGTCTTTCACCAGGGCTTTCATCTTCCCCTGAGCGGCCACCAGGGCCGCAGCAAACTTCCCGTCCAATCCATGCTCGCTCATTGCAGACCTCCTAGTTGGCTCTTCAGCCAATTCCGCGTCTCGTCGCTACCACGAAAAAACCACTTACTCGCTTCGACACCGAGCAGAACATTCCCTGCCGTGCATGTGTCATGCTCTGCCTCGATTTCCTTGCCGCCAGGGAGCAGAGCTGCTGCCCACCCCGCTAAGCAGTGAGATGTCTTGCACGTGTGCCACTGACTCATCTCAAGTCTGTTCCCATCTGCTAGTGCTGACTTCGCAACGGTTTGCAGGTTCTTCTTAGCTGTCTCTGTATCTGCGACGAGGTATCCACCCACGCTCGTCAGATCAGGCAGGCTGCATTCCGCCGTGATGTCGATGGAGCCGCCCACGCTCGTCAGAACAGGCAGGCTGCATTCAGCCCTGATGTCGAGGGAGCCGCCCACGCTCGTCAGAACAGGCAGGCTGCATTCCGCCGTGATGACGAGGTATCCACCCACGCTCGTCAGAACAGGCAGGCTGAATTCAGCCCTGATGGAGAGGGAGCCGCCCACGCTCGTCAGAACAGGCAGGCTGCATTCAGCCCTGATGTCGAGGGAGCCGCCCACGCTCGTCAGAACAGGCAGGCTGCATTC